TCGTCGTCTTTTTCTGGTTTTACATAATCTCTACTTGATGTTCTCTGTCCAGAAATTTGGATATTTTTTAAAATATCACTCCAAGATTTATTCATTTTTTTTCCTCAGGGCTTTCTTAACTTTATCTTTAATTCTCTTTGCTCTATCTTCAGGGGATTCTTCTTCAAACCTTTTCATTCTTTCCTTAGCATCAGCGTAGGATTCTGGTTTTTTAATATAATCCAGCGTTGGTTCAAAGGCTTGTTCATTTGCTTCTAAAACCTTTAACAATATATATGCCGCCTCATTTCCCATGTTGCGGAAAAAATCATCTCTTAATTTTCTAAGTCTGTTAAAACCCCTTTCCGTTATATGTTCACGAAAATTTCTCCCAGGTTTATCTTCGTCATAGTCTACACCTAAAGCATTTAACGCCCCTCTCATAATATTTATCCACATGGGGGCATATGCCGCTTTCATTTCCTCCGTAAATTGATTACTATAACCTAATACATTCTGTCTATCGCTATAATGTTGGTCAAGTTCTGCATAATTAGACTCGCCCTGTTCATCACGAGCAACATTTTCATAATTTACTTTAGTTCGGGACTGAATAAGTGTTACAATTTCTGTAAATGCTATGTGGGATGCTATTTTATCACTGTGATAAATAACTTCATTGAAAAGTTGTCTCTTAGGTTGAACTTTGTTTCCTTCAACTCTATATAAATCAGGTCTATTTATTAGAAATTTAGTTTCTTCGTCTACAACTTCTTTTATTTTTTCTTGTATGTCGTCATATGTAAATTGGTGTATAGTTTCATGTAAGTCGGCATCTAAAAAATCATCTAAACCTACTATTCTATTTAAATTTACATATGTTTCTTTAGTAGTGGGGTCATACCAAGCAGCCGATTTACTTCCGTAAAAACCAATATTGTCGGCCTTAAGAATATTCTTCCAATTATTCATGGTGTTCCCTTCCTTCTTTTGTATGTTTTACAGGCAGCACATGTTGGTCTGCATCTTCTTTTTCTTCCCTTTGAAGCATCCTTTCTTCCACATGGTTTCGGACCATTTTTTTGATTACAGGTTCCGCAAGCAATCCAACCTTTCTGTCTTTTACCATCCTTGTTTTCTTTTCCACCTGCTCTTTCAAACCATCCGTGAAGTCCCTTGTCTTTTTCACGCTTTAAATTATCCCCACTTCTTTTACGAGACTTCCCACTTCTTTTACGAGACTTACCACCTCTTCGTGCTTTCTTTTTACGGGACTTAGAACCCTTCTTTCGTCGGGCCGCTGATTTCTTTTGAAGAATATCTTCCCAAGACACCTAAATCACTCCTTTAAATAAAAGTCTCCATATTCGTGTTCGGCTAACCAATTGCCGTGGTCAAGTGCATCACTAATTACATAGTTTAAGAATCTCTCATCAAAGTTTTTCATCTTCTTTCCTTCTTCAAGGAAATTTTTCATTCCAGCAGCACCACCTTCTTTCTTTAGAATTTTCTTTAGGAACACAACATAGAGATTATATTTTTCCGTTTTAACGGCTGGCAGTTTTGCTTTAGATAATGTATTTTTAGAAAAAGAGCCACCACGATTAGTTCCAGAAGATTCTCTTGTAAATGTATAACCTTGTATCGCAAGATATTTATGCCAAATTGTTGAATAATTATCAACAATTTTTAAATAAGCATTAGTTCTTCTTGCGACCTGATTTTCATTAATTATTTTAGCAAGTTCTCCATCCTGTTTAACCTGCTCAACTAAATTATTATCAATATAATTCATAAGGTCAAATTTATCAAAAGAATCTTTTCCTTTAGCAAATTCTAAAATTAATTTTTTAACTGACTTGTGTATAACATTTTTAGTTCTACGACTTTGAGAGCCTGATTTTAAAATGTCTTCCCAACTCATTGTTTTCCCCTCATTTGATTTTCTTTTGAAGTTTTATCGTCGTCAATAGGTCCGCCCTTTGCCCAAGTATAGCAAGTTCTATCTTTATGACATTTGAAGTGATGCATCCAACAGTAGCCTAAATCGCCCTCCAAAGGCATACACTTTTCCATGCGAGGTGAAATATCAAAGGCTACACAATTACTACAAAGAGATTTTTTAGCAACTTCTGGTGTGGTATTCCAATGGTCTGCGGCTTTAACCCAATAACCTTCGTCTTCTAAATTAAGTGGTCCGTATTGGATGTGTTCTGCTTTAATAGAAGCATCACGATTTTTAGTATTTAGTTTTAAATCCTGTGTTGCTCTTGGACAGGCAAGTTCCTTTAAAATAATTTCCCAATTCATATTATCACTTCTTTTTCTTTGATTTGTTGCCCCAATTTTTAGCACCCACCTTACGACAACGAACTAATGCACCTGAAGCATACGCAGAAGGCCATTTTTTGTAGCGAGAACGAACCTTATTATAACAGGCATCTTTTTTTCTGCTCGCCTTTTTTCTTTTCTTGCGAGCCTTGCCCTTTTTACGGGTGCGACCTCTTCCACCCTTATTTCTCTTAAGAATGTCTTCCCAACTCATTATTACAACTCCTTAAATAAATCCTCTAATACTTTTTTAAAAGTTTTGAACTCATCCGAGTAATCTTTTTCTTTCATAACATTAAATTCTAAGTCCCCAAGCACTTCATAAACTTGACCAAATAAATATTCTAAACTATCCTCACGAGTATATTCTTTGATTAACCTTTTCCAACTCATTGACCATCACCTTGCCTTGTAGCATAAATACCCATGTATGTTCTTAAGGCATAAATAACCTCATCAACAAGTCGGGATTTATCACCAAATATTTCCATAAATGCTTTAAAAATATTAAAATATGTTTGCGGTGAATCAACAGGTTGTCCTCTATGTAACCCATCAAGCATTTCTTCAATTTGATTTTCTGCTAATTGTTGTTGTCCCCTAAGACCGCCGACTCTATCTAATAGAGTTTTATTTGTGTTGCTTTTCCAATTAAGGTGATGGTTTTTAAAATCATTAATTGTTAATTTTCTTCCTATGGCTTCTTCAATATCTTCAATATCCATAAATCTATCGCCTTCGCTGGACTCATAGGTTCCGTCTGGTTTCATTCTACTAAAATCTATTACTGAACCGCCAGCCTCTCTATAAATATCATCATTTACTAAATACGCATCGTTTCCGTGTAGTTTTTCAGGAGTAGGATTATTTGTTCTGGCAAGTTTTAAAATTTGTTTCCAACTCATTGACCCTCACCCTCATTTTTAGTAGACCACTTATTACTAAATAAAGGATGCCTTTCATAATTAGCATTTAGGTAGGCAACAACCTTTTCCTTAGATGGTGCTGAGAATTTAAATTTCTGCAAGATAGCGGCGTAGATTGCTTCAAATAATTTACCTTCTGCAATCATGGAATCAGTCATTGATTCCCAAGAGTCTGATTTCTTAATAAGATATGTAGGTTTTCCTCGGCTCGGTCTTCCATATACTATACCATACCCAAAACTTTTTGCCATTGGTATAATTTTAGTAGGGAATGTAGTCTCTAATTTATGTTGAATATATTGGGTAGGCTGTCGTGAAATAACATTACTTACTTTACCATCAACTGAGTGTCTTTTAATATGCTCGGCTTTTAAATTATCAATAATATGCTGCTTTAAATCCTCAGTAAAAATTTTATCTTTACCTTCAACATATTGTTCTACCATTTCCTTGATAGTCTTTTCAACTAATCTTCTTGCCTTAGTTGCTTTTGATTTTAATGTAGAGTCCCAAGATTTGTATAAACCTGTTTGTCTTTTAGAATTAATTCTTTCAATTAATCCCTCATTTTGCATCGCTGGTAAAATAACTTGTCGTAATACGTTTTTTGACTTGTGTTTAAACCAAGAACTTACTGCCCTTGGATTTACATTTGGATGCCTGCGAAGATATGTAATTGCATAATCTTTACTTTCTGAGTGGAGTCTTTCTAAATCAAATTCACCTAAATCATTTTCTTCATAATATTTTTTAATGGCTTCTTTGTAGGCATTAATAAGATTAATCTTATTGGTTCTTTTAACAATATTTTCCCAAGACATTTTATCCCTCCTACAATGGTTGTGTTAATTTAGAACTTTGAAGCATTGTTGCTATCTTTTTTATTCTACGCTCAATTTCCCTAACTTTCATTTTATCTACTGAAGGAATATCTTTATACAAATCAACTAATTCTAAAGCATCATCTATTGCCTCTCTCATGATACTAATGTTAATATTTCTATGTCTTACTTGTTCCATATCTGGAATCTCTCTCACCATGAAATTATCCCGACCTAATCTTCGTTTAGCCTCTTCCATTTCCTTTTTCTTTCTGTCTCGTTGTTTAGGTGTGTAAAACTTTGGGTCGTCGTATATATTATATTCTTCAACCACTTCAAATTCGGTTTTTAAAATATTTTCCCAAGTCATATTTACCCCTCAATAAAAATTCTCAAATAATTCTTGTAACTCCTTTATCTCTCTTTTGATTTCTTTAAGTTCTGGAGAAATTTTATACTTATTTTCTTCCAAAATAATAAAAGTTATAATACTAACTAATCTTTCGTGAAGGGCTTCAAAAATTTCAATTCCAGGAACCTTTTTTTCATACGGGCCAAGTCTATCTCTTAGGGTAGGCACTTCAAAATCTGAAAGAACCCTGTCTTTAACACCACTATTTTTAGGTGCGGGCAATTCCTTTCTCTTGATGATACTTTCCCAAGCCATACATATCACATCGTTTCAATTAGGTGTAGCATATATTTAACTAACATTTCTAATTCAGCATCTGTGATATTTTCAAATTGTTCTGGTCGTGTTTGTGAACGAACTGAACCATCATAACCCTCTCCAGGTTTCATTGAAGTGTCGTCAGTAGTCTCATAAAGTCCTGCTATTTTGGATGCGATTCTTGCTCTTTTTTGAACAGACATCGCTTTAACCTTATCATTAAAATATCTAATAGACTTATTATCAGAAAGTCTTCGTTTAGGTCGGATGCTTTCGCTATCTCCAGTAGGATATAATTCCTTCATTTTCCCATTTAATTTTCTCGCCATTTGAAGCGGTAAATCTGCATCTACTAACAGTTGAATAAACTGCACAATAGAACCACCATCTATTTTTAAAATATCTGTCCATGTTTCTTCTTTATAATTTTCCGACAACTTAAACTCACCTTGTCCTCTTCTTTTTCTACCTCTAAATAAATTTTGAATTTCTCTTAATACCATTTTTAGACGACCCTTTCCCGAATCTCCAGATGTTTTATGTGAAACTGTTGTAACGACTGTTTGTGCATCAACATCATTTTTATCTTCAAGTCTCCTAACCTTGATTGTTAAATGCTTTCCTCCTTCTTCTTGTTCAACGATACTAAATCCGTTATCCTCTAAATATTGTGATAGTTTTCTCATTCCCTTCTCTTTCTTTTTTTGGAGTTCATCAAACCAATCCATAATTACCAATCCCCACAAGCCAAACATCTCGGAGAATTGTCTCCACCTTTACAAGATTTACAATTATGTCTTGCTCTAAACTGACTCCTTCGCTTACCGCTTCTTTTACCAGAAACAGTAACTCCCTTTTGCCCCCAATGTCTTCTAACATATCCTTTACCTTTACGGTTTTTAACACACTTCATCCATTTTTTACCCTTTCTTGTTGAGGAGGTCTTTTTTGTTGCTCTTGTGCAACGACCACCTTTACAAAGAGTATCTTCCCATGACATTTTAATCCCTGTCCGTAAATGCGCCTCTACTTCTTACTTCGTGATAGCCTGTATTTTTACAATGGTCGCAACCCTTTCCCTTACACTTAGGACACTTGACCTTAGCCTTCTTCTTTAGTTCTTTAAAATCCTCACCTGTAATTTTATCTTTAGGTTCTGCCGCTTCAGCGATTTTCTTTTGCTTAGGAGAAAGTTCTGCTTTCTTTGCACATTCTTCACAACGGCATCCCATTTTTTCGGTGCAATTAGATTTTAAAATATCTCGCCAACTCATGTTGCTCACCTCATTATTTATTTAACTATTATATAATCTTATCGTGATTCAAATATGTCTTCAATATCTATAATAGTGTTTGGGTGTATGTATGTTTGTATGTCTAACTTTATAGATAATGTGGCGGCGATATGTTTCCCTGACGAGAAAAATATCTGAATCCAACAGGTCTGGGTAGTAATTTCTTTAGTATAAATAAATAGTCCCTTTTCTGCGCCATCAGCCATTGGTGCGGAAACTTCTGCTTCAACAAAATTTTGTCCTTTGTATTTATCAATAGTCTCTAAAATTAAACAACAAGTTTCTTCATCTAAATTTTCAATAAAGTGTGTTTCTAAAGATAAACGGTCACTTTCATTTATTTCAGAAACAGGCATTCCTTGATAATAATCCTTAATGTAGAATTTAGAATATTTACTTTCCCTAACTGGGTTGTCCATATTAAATTTATCAGGATAAGTAAATTTCATAATTTTATCTGCAATTTTTTGAACTTTCTCATAGCAATTTGGTTCTTCTGGTTTGACATAGTTCCTACCTGATATTTTCTGGGAACTAACTGTAATAGATTTCTTAACATCCGAATTGAGGTAGGTTTCATAAATAGCAATTATTTTTGAAGCAATAAATGGTGCAGGGTTGGGGTCGTTGATGTGTTTCTTAAGTTCCAGTTCTGCTTCCAAAAATGGTTCAACAACACTATAAGCATACAATTTTCCTTCACCTGTTTTTTCCTTTATTCTGTTTAATTCGTATAGAATGCTATCGTTCCAAATTGAAACATTTGCATCAAATAAAGTAGTTTGATTGAACACAGGGCCATAATAAGAATAGAAATTTATTTTATCGTTTAAGCGTGTGGCGTATGAGCCAGAATAAGGGCCGGGTTTAGTATCTAACATTTTTCCATATATACCTAAACCTCCGTTTCCCATATTGATAACTTTATCACCACGAGTAGAAGGTTTAATGACTTCCTTTCTATATACAAAATTTCTTCCATATGTGCCTGCTGTATTTTGCTCTACATCCATCTTAAGAATAGCATCTCTAAGTTCGCATAAGATTTGGTTGTCCGTTTTCTCAACTTTATTATCAATAACAAGTGTAGCATTTCTATCAATAGCACTAATCATTTTATTAAAAATTTTATGAAGTTCTCTCCACCATTCTCTACAATCTTCATCATCTTCGTCAGGTTTAACATAGTCCCTACTACTTGTCCTTTGTCCGCTAATTTGAATGTTTTTCTTTACATCAAAAGTTTCTCTAAGGTAATCGTCATAAATTTCAATAAGTTCTGCTGTCATTAAAGGGTTACCATCAATATTTAAATAATCCATTAAATCTAATTCAGCAGTATGAAATTTCTTTACTAATTCTAATGCTGCGGCTGGAGTATAGGTCTTAATATCCTTTGTATTTTCTTCAAGTTGAACCCAAACTTCTTCTTTTATGGGAGTTACATGTGCATGTAATTTCACATAAAAAAATATTGAGGGAGTTAATTTATCAACAGATGCAGAAAAATTAAGCGGGTCTCCGGGTTCACTCATATATTTATAATATCCCGCTACTAATAAATAAAACTGAGGAGGATTTTTAAGAATTTTTTCCTTTCTTTCGCATAAATACTTATTAGTTAAATTTTTAAAATTGATATTATCAAGAGTGTCGGAGGAATACTCACTATTCACCTCTAAAATCATTCTTTTTATAATTTTAAATAGACCATTCCACCATTTAAAACAATCTTCATCATCTTCTTCTGGCTTCACATAATCTCTACTTGAGGTCTTTTGTGAACCAATTTGAATTGTGGACTTGTTTAATTCATCTTGTGAATTAGCCCATCCTATGTATAACCTATCAACCTCTTCTATATATTCTCTCAATTTAGATGTGTCAATATGACTACTAATTTCTTCAATAACATACTCTGTTGAAATTTCCATCCACGAACTGAGATGGTCATAATTAAAAGAGGAAGTCTTATCATAAATTGGTTCACCTTCAATAAGCATCTTAATTGTTAAAGTAGGTCGCGGCCTCATTGTGTTATCATCGTTAGTATTAAAAATAAAAGATAAAGATGTTTGCAATGAACCAAATGCTATTACCCTAAAGTCATATTTATACCAATCTGGCTTAGAACTAAATCTTCCCGTAAGTCTGTGGTCTTTTGATGGGTCAATTATTACTTCCTTTGCTTTACATAATAGTTCATTATCCATATATTCTGGATTTTTGAAATATCCCGACCTTTTGTATTTAGCAACTGATACATAATCTAATAGTTTATCACACATATCCATTAAATCTTTCCACCATTGACGACAATCTTCATCTTCCTGTTCCACATTTGGAACTTCTTCATCTTCGTCAGGCTTTACATATTCACGGCTTCCTGTCCTTTGGCTACTAATCTGTATATTTTTCAAAATATCTTCCCAATTCATCCCATCGCCTCCTTCATATAATTCACGACCTTGACAGCAATTTTCTTATAATTCTCAAACTGTATTCTGCGGGTTCCACCATACAAATCATATTTTGTTGGTTTTCTTGTTTGAGCCATTTGGAAAAATTCTACATCAATTCTTTCTCGTGCAGTAGAGTCCAATGAAAAATACATATTGTAGGAGTTATCATCTCCGAATCTTGAACTTGGTTCGGGAACATCTACCCATAAAGTGAATGTAACCTTTTCTCCCGATAATAATACTGTTGATTTAAAATTCAAAGTCTGAACTCCAGGCTGTCTCATCATTGTCGTTCTTGAAAATTTAATACCTTTTTTCAATGGACACCATAATTTTTCATTAGTGTATTCCCTAAAAGGTTGTATATCCATATCTGGCTCAATAATCTCTTCACCTTGCATTAGGTAATATAACTGTTTAAACCATTCAAAGCAATCCTCTTCAGGTTCATCGGGCTTAACATAATTCTTACTACCTGTTTTTTGACTACCAATTTGTATGTTCTTTAGTATTTGAAACCATTTCATGATACCGCCTCCGCTATAAAATCTCTAACCTCTTCGTAGGATGGCCCTGTAATATTAAAGACGGAATAAAAATGTGTGGCTGTTTTGTAAATTAATCTAACTTTAACCCTTACACATTTTTTACCTTTACTTTTATATTCAAAAAAGTCTGCATAAAACCAAGCCCTATCTTCGCCGTCTTTTTTGGTGGCAAATCCTATATAATTTTCTTCTCTATTAGTTGGTAATTTATGGTCTGGTAATTTTAAATTCTCAACCCACCAACAAAGAATATCTTCGCTAATTCCATATTTGCTCGGCCAAGTTTCTTCCATGATAGGGTCTTTAAAACCCTGTGTTACGGCTAAATCACCTGTATTCCAATATGTGTCTAAGTAATATCTCCAATTAATCACTCTTTGTAGTTTAAGATACTCATCTGATAGATTCAATAACTTCGTTAAACATTCGTCAGGCTCATCAGGTTTTACATAATCCTTACTGCTGGTTCTTTGACCAGCAATTTGGATATTTTTAAGAATGTCTTCCCACTTCAAAATAACATCACCTTATCTATTGTATTTTTAAGTTTATCAACTAACTCTAAATTTACAAATCCATCTTCTCCATACCTACCTTTGCGATATTTTCTAATACGGACAAAAATACTTGCTGCCTCATAAGGGGAATCATCAATATGGTCTCCCTTAGCAATAATTATGTAGTATACTAATTCATCATAACTTGTCATGTAATTAGATGTGCTTGATGCTACTTTGCCTCTGTCTGTTATTATTCTAAAGGTGTCATGTTTTTTAAATTTATGACCTCCTATGGGTGTATTTTCATATTGCTCAATAGCAAGACAAAAAATTTCATTGGGCACATTACCAAAAGCATCTGGATAAACTGCAATTTGCATATCCATATTTTTAAAATCTTCAAACTCTTTCCCATCTTCATAAAAGAAAAATTGCCCATATTCTGTTTCCTCTTTTTCAAGGCCGTCAATTTGAAGATTTTTTAATTTTTCCATAACTGCATAAAATCTTTTTACACAATCATCTTCTTCGTCGGGTTCTGCATAGTTCTTGCTGCCCGTTCTTTGAGAACTAATTTGAATATTCTTGAGAACATCACGCCACATTAAAAATTCCTCCAATCCTTGTTCTTGATATAACTTGGGTCAATATTCTTAGGTATTCCAACAATGGTCACACCATCATCATACGGTTCTTCACTAAGCAAAGCCGAAAATTCATCACCTGAAATATTAAATGTTTCATAAATTTGAAATGATGCAAAGGACATAAAATTAATATTTCCCATAATTGCTTGACAAAAAATATTAATTACATTCGGTCTTAACGCCACCATTCTATAAGTTAATCTTAATTTAAAACCCATTCCCAAATTCACTTCATAATCACTTTTAAAACCCGTGTCCTCATAAAAGGAAAAGGCGTTATCATATTTGTAAAGGTCAGTCCATTTAGTTTCAGGATTTCCTTCATGGATAGGATTGTGAAATAGGAATGTATGCTTATTGATAAATTCTAAAGCCTTACAGTAGACCTCCTCAGGCCATTCTTCTACACCCTCATCATCACTATCTACCGAACCTTCCCAATTATTTTCAATGAACTCCATCATCTCAAAAAATCTTTCTTTACAACTATCGTCTTCTTCATCAGGTAGGACATAATCTCTTGAGGAAGTCCTCTGTCCACTAATCTGTATATTTTTAAGAATATCTCGCCACATTATTTGCCCCTCACATGTCTATTAACTTCATCAATAATAGAACCTATTCTATCAGAAGTTTCATATTTTAAATTAGGCATTTCAGGGTGGTAGTTACGAAGCCAAAATCCACTATCCTCAGTAGGGGTTTTAACCACAAATTCACGACCTTCCCCCACATCTCCAAATATAATATCAACATATGCGTCCCCTAATCTAAATTTGTCCTTACTCATTATTATCACAATATCATATTCAAGTTCGGTTCGGCTTTCAGGGTTATCCCCCAAATATGCCCAAGTATCATCTGCCCTAGTATCTATTACCCATTCTTGTTTAAATAACTCACACCAATAGTCTTCAGGAAATATCGTTCTTTTTAGTTCAAATTTCTTATCTAATATTTTAACTAAATCGTAAAAATACTGAAAGCAATCTTCCTTTTCATCAGGCTTAACATAGTCCTTTGATGAAGTCCTTTGACTACTAATTTGAATATTTTTTAAAATTTCCTGCCACTTCATTTTTCTTCCTCCTCTCTCGCCATGTCTCTCGCCATGTCAGAAGTCTTGTCCATAAATGATAGTAATAGACCTCCCGTTTTTAATTGCTTACCAATAGCATCAATCTCTGTTCTGTAATCGGCTGGGTATTCGTTTAAATCTTTCCATAAAATTTCTTCGGAATAATAGTCTTCTGGTCCACTGACGCTTAAAGATATTATGCAAGTATAGTCTGGTCTTATTTCATAGGCACTTATCCAAAAGTGACTTTTATTAGACCTAAATACATTCCTCAATAATGTTTCTTTTGAATAATATGAAAAACTCCATCTTCTTGTAACATCATCTCTCAAAATACAAAGTTCATCTTCAGATTTACTTCTAACAAAGTCAAAGTAAAATGCTTTATCACCATTTTCGGGGTGAAGTTTAGATGCAAGAGCATTTAACATATCTTCCAGATTTAACCACCATTCTTTACATTCTTCATCTTCTTCTGGTAACACATAGTCCTTAGAAGAAGTCTTCTGACTTGAGATTTGAATATTCTTTAATAAGTCAAACCAACTCATTCTACCCCATCCCACAAATTTCTAAGTCTATTGTAAAAATCTTCATCACCCGCAATAAATTTAAAATCGGTTGCCTCTTTATTTACAAATATATCAGCATAGGGCACATTTAATCTTGGTGCCATAAATGGAGGCTCTTCCTTTTTAGTTTTCCAATCTACTTCATCCTGATAAATAAAAAATCTATAATATCCCTTTTTTCCATCACCTTCATCTGCTGGTCTACCCTCAGGAAAATCTTCCGTATATTTTATTCTGTCCCAAAATAATCCATCAATAACGGCGGCTTGCCCAAACTTTTCAAACTTGGACATTTTCAATATACCGAACCAACTCATCTTTCACACCCCAAGACTACATTAGGAGTTCCAAATAAGCCATCAATAACTCTTCTATACGGCTTATTAACATAGGAATTATATGCAATAAAATCAATTAAACTTTGCACATCTTGAAATTCCGTTTTATCTAAGACCTGCTCAACATCTTCTGGCCTCCACATAAAATGCCCACCATTACCAAAAGAATTACCATCCTCTCTTCTTGGCCTACCCTTAGCATCATACATTTTATACTCTAAATCTAAATTTGATGCTAAACTGCGAACCTCATCCTCAATACCTGCCGCCCAAACAATAGGTAAATAACCAATTGCCTTTTTAGGATTTCTAAACTGATTTTCTAATTGAGCCAATCTTTCCCTGTTATGCTCTAAAGTGAACTGCTTCAATAAGTCAAACCAGCCCATAATAATCAACCTTCAACATATGGCTCGTCTTTTAAATTAAATGGGTCAAAGGCAAGATGCTGAGTCTTTTCTGCATTTTTATATTCTTCAGATTCATATTCCTCATAACCATTCTCAGGTTCATAGAGAGTCGTTAATCCTTTACTTGCCTTTTCAGCCATTTTTTTATGAAATTCATATTTTCCACCATAGACCCTTTTCATTGATATTCCCCATTTGTCGGACTTATACCAATACTCTTTGTAATCATCCTTAAATTCTTTCATTTTTCTAAAGTGGTAATTATATCTCTTTTCCGAATCAGAAGAATAATACCCTTTGGGACTCTTCAATAGGTTAAACCAGCCCATGTTATAAACCATATTTATTTTACTATATTAACACTATGCAACTTAGGTATAAATATATACCCAAGGCTTTTTCAAAAAATGCCCGCAAATTTTTTTGGCATCAGCAAAAATTTTTTTTATAATATAATTCTATTTCCAGAATAAAAATTAGCCATACATGTGATTATCTTTATTATCTTTAGGTTTCTTTGGTGATTGTTTAGCAGCATTCTGTAAATAATCAATAACAGCCTCATCAAATTCATCTGTATTGGGGGAATCTATTTCTTGTATGTCTGCAAATTTGTTAATTTTAGTATTATATTCAGTGATAATCTCAACAAAGTCGTTTCGCAAATCTCCAAATAACTGCTGTATTTTTTTGACATTCCTTTCTGGAGGTTTGGCCGTCTTCATATAATATTGATAGAAGTCTTCCCAGTCTGCGAAGTGAATTTCTAATCTTTTCATAATTTCCTCAAGGGTGGGGTTAGGTTTTTCGTCTGGCTGGCTGTTTATGTAAAAGTTGAAGACCATTTTAGTATCTCCTTGTATGTAGTAGGTGGTTATTACAGATATAAGCCTATGTATTCCTGGCTTAGCCGCAAAATTACACTATAATGCAAATTGATTTCCACAAAACGGTAAATTGTATGGTGTTAGGGTCTGCAAGATTGGCGATTTTCACTATGATGGCTTTTGACCATGCTACCATGTGAAGTTTTATTTTTAATTAGAAAAAAATTGGGAACCTCCAAAGTAGAACCATATGGTAATAACTTTGTGATTTTACCCTATACCTATACTGAACAACATAACTTCGGTGAATGAAATGAGCCAATTCATAGTGATGAAGAAGAACCAAGAAAACGCATGGGTGCTTTTCACCCATACTGCCTACCGAAGCGAAGAAAAAGCCCGTCAAGTGATTGACCGCCACATTGAGATGTTGGTGATTCGTGCATTGAATGATGCTGTCCGAATGACCTCGGCGGTTCGTGGGGTGAACCGTGAGAAATTCCTCAAGATGCAGGATGATGTTCTCAACGCTCGCAAGGGATTCAAGATTGTTCGGTTGGGGGTGGAATACTGATGGATGATGAATAATCATCCGTCAGGGGCAGACAAGGTTCTGTCCCACTCACTAATACAAAGTGCTCGTATCGTTATGCGAACCATATGGTAGCATTGAATGACTAATAAAAACTCACTCATCATCGCAATACATTAATGCTCACCCCTGCATGGTTCATAATATGCTGGCGCATGAACCATATGGTTGTAACTTTGTGTCACAACCTTATCTTATTTCTGTAAAACATCTTATTGCCTAAGGAGGCATAGAACATGGAAGAAGAAGACCATACACAAGAAAACAAGAACCTGACCGAAGAACAAATCATCCAATTGGGTGAATACGCAGGGGTGAAGAAGGGACAGACATATTGCAATATGAACAATGTGTTCACCAACTTCGTCTATCTGTTGTCTGTTCTTTTGGGTCGCCCAACTGAGAGCCGAACAATGAATTTTGATTGCTTCAAGCGTGTATTCGCTGAATTGCCTGCTGATTCGTTTGACCGTCTGAATAAAACGATGAAGGGAATTGACGATATGATGAAGGGTGCAAAAAATGACCGAATGGGAAAATCACAAGCCGAGCGTAAAATGTATGACGCTGAAGGCAAGTTAAACAAATTGCGTCGTCAAGCAAACCGTGAACGAGCCATGACCGACATACTTCGCTTTGCGTTGTTGGAAAAGATGGACTTAGACGAGGAATTTTTTGATATAGAGTAATCACATACCTCCGAAACGGGGCATATCGTGGGCTTTTTGGGCGGCTCACGGTATGTCCCACTTCGGGGCTTTCAACCTAAAATTTTATTTCAATCCATATGGTTGCCGCTTTGCAGGCATACCTTATCAAAAATTAAAAAAAGAAAAAATAATTTTTAAAAAGGTGCAGGGTTTGTTCTGTGGTCGGAGGAGGCACACGAACAAATACTTACGGTTTTGATAGAAAAACCCTGCGAAAAAAACTCAAAACCAGAGGATTATTGACCTAAGTCAATCTTCCTCCTCAAGCATCGTCAGAAACATCTTCTTCACCTTCTGCGTTTTCTGTTGCGGGTGGTAGTGCAATTGTCATGCCTTCTTCAAGGGAATAATTTCCATCCCATCGGCCATCATTGAACAATTTCACAAAGCGTTGCTTCATAGCAAAAGCACGAGTCTTTGCGTATTCTTCAGCATCAGCGTAAGGTTGTCCACCTTCTTCTTTGTTGCGACCCGAACGAATTGCAGTAATTTGAACAATTTGGTTATTGTTCCAATAATCAACGGCGGCATCAAAAGTCATGTTGTAAATATCCGTAGTGGATTGTTGAACATGAACAGGGAGATTTGATGGCTTTCCTTGAGAAGTCGGCCAATCCATTTCCACATCTGCGCCATGTTCTTTTTTCCACTCACGGCCTTCATCAAGGATTTGCTTCCAAAATGTCTTCCGCTTTGCAGGGTTTCGGTTTCCACGACGAATATTCATGCGGATTAATTCCACACCATCTTCAATCGTTTCGTCTGATGAAAGAAACGCTTGGTTTCCAGCGTGTGCTAAAAATGTTTCAACATCTTCAACACGGCTGTTCCATGCTTCATCTTCCATGCTCAGGTCTTTCTTTTCGTTGTTTTTCTTTGGCATTTTTTTTCACCTTTTTTTTCTTTTGTTCCCACTTGAGGAACGATATTAGCCCCTCAAAATCACTTATGGGGTGTTGTAGCAAAGCACAAACCATATGGTTCTACTTTGTAGAGAACCCTAAATTAAATAAAAAATAAAAAAAGGTGTATGTTTTTTAACCCGAAGCCCAAGAACCTGAAAGAAACATACAAAACTTTCAAAGAGCATCATTCATTTAACTTCCGTAATTCCTCCGTAATTTGCTTCGTTGCTTCTTGAACGACAGCCTGTAATTCTTCCATTGTATCAGCCTCACAACGCAATTCACCACATACCCAATTTTGGTATCGGTCTTGTTTGAGTTTAACCACGAATGGTTTTGGTTGTTGTTGCACTTCTTTCTTCTTTCGGAACATTTCAATCACCTTTATATTCTGGGTCATATGGTGGAACAGGCGAATTGCCTATCAAAAACGATGCCTTCTTTTTGTTTATCACACGCTCTTCCCAATCTGCAACATCTTCAAGTGTGAATTTTGCAAATTTATGAAAATTTGTAGCAATTAAATGCATAATCATGTCGTTGCACTTATTATCCTCAATCATGAAATTGATAACATCAGAATCAGACCAACGCTGTTTTCCATCAAGAGAAAAGTTTTCTGAAATAGCCCGTGTAAATAAAACAAAATCCATTTCATCATTGTGTGGACAATCAATATTGTATTCATTGTGTTCATAATTATTGCATCGGCAAAATTTCATTGTGAATTCCCCCTTCGCTGATATTCTCCAACACTTTCGTCCCAACACTTATCACACATACAGTTAGCGAGTGTATCTTTTAGACAGATTGTAAAATCAAGGTTGCCTCGCTTCATTGTTTTTCCTCCTTCAAACGAAAATAAAACGAATACATTTCTTCAATGCATTCACGACATTGACAGGACTTAGGCTTTTCACACTTAATCATTCTTCTTCACCTTCACAATTTTCTGCACAAATGGTTTCATCTTTACCACAATATGAACAACGCCCATCAAAATAATTAGGATTCATTCTTCTTCCTCTCCTTTTATCCACTTTTGGCCTTCTTCCGTTTTCAAAAAGGTTTCCCATTCTTTGACAGACTGATTGACGATTTGTTCGTTCTCAACATAATTTGGATGTTGTCGCCATGATAGCCATTCTTCAAAAGTGATAGTCAGGGTTTTTAGATTCCCCATAATATCCTTATCTTCGTATCGCTTCATGACCAACCAAAAAATGCCTTCATGGGCGCACTTAATGTGGGTGTTCTTTTTGTATTTGCCTAAAACAATGTTTTGGCCGTGGGTTTCTGTTATTTCTTGGGTTTTTACCATTGGTTTCACCGATTCTATGATATTGTAATCGGTTAAGGTTTTCATTGCAAAGCATTACAACCATATGGTTGCTACTTTGTATACGCAACCCTATTAGTGGGTTGATGGTGCTAATATCGGTGAAACAATGGTAGCCAAAAAAGAGATGAGCGAAGAACGATGGATGAACATGACCAAACCCGTTAATGCGTGGTTGGAAGGGTTTGTTCCTACAAATGATGATGAAGAAGACCGTGTGGAATTGGTGAAGATGAACCTACGGCGTGGAACCCGTTCTGCGTCAATTCGTTCAAACATCGTGAAACAGTGGCGAAGCGAATTTTCTGCTGAGATTGAATCGGGAGAATACGGCTTCAACAATTGGTCAAACACGAAGATTGACAAAAAGGTGATTCGTGCGATGGAAAAGGATGTCAAATCCATGCACCCAGCACGAAAGGCATTTTGGGATGCTTGTCCCGACAATCAAAAGCCAACCTTCTCAATCAAGGTCGGTGAAGAACGCCAAACCTTCCGCCACCCTTCGTTTGAACATTGGAACGAGAAGGAGGACAAAGCACACATGAGCCGCTTGAAAAAGATGTTCCGTGATGGCGAGGATTGGACACAAACCGCACCCGTCTTTGAAATCAAGACCGAAGAAAAGGAGGAATCCGCATGATGGGGGTCTTTGACGAAGAGGATTGATGAAAATCAATCCCTGTGTTTTTCGGATATTTCACAGCCCCAAAAAATATCCGCCCTTCGGGGTCTTTTATTGCTTCCCAAAGAGCGCAATTACACGCTTATTAAGAGTCGCTAATACCATATGGTTGTAGATGCGTCATAACATTATAATGAAGCCTCCTTTTGTTATCATATAGGGGCTGGCTCAGGGTGGCCGCCCGCTTATAAGGGGGTCGGGGTCGCATGGGGTGTCCCTTGAGGGGGTCGGAGGCCGACTTTTCTCAATCAATTTACTTCTTTTATGTAGTTATATCCTAATCAATATATAAACTATATCTATTATTATCAACATAATTTTAACTGATTTAATTTATTCAATTATATTATGTGTATTTATCTCTATCATTTTGTCCTACTTAATCTCAAATGGGAAATCCCATCTTTTCCCATTGGTATGAGAAAACATTTTGTATGAGATATTTATATTATCTAACTCATTATGTTCTATTTCTTACCTTTTCCCCTTTTCCCATCCCTTCCTTACTTACTTACTACACTACTATCTATCTATGACAAAATGTATGAGTTATATGAATGTGTGTGTGTATGTGGCTGAACCCCCTGTGGGAAAATGGGAAAAGTGGGAAAATGGTCATTTTGTCCGAGAAAGTTCGGAGAAGGTTGGTCGTTTTGTTTTCTCGCTCATTTTGCACGATGGGATAATGGGAAAAGCACCCAAAATGACTCACTTATCATATAACAAAATGCAAAGTGTCAAACTTCCTTGCTTAAAGAACAATGGTGAAAAATATGGATACCCAAGAAAAGATACGAAATACGATGAACGAATTGAGAGATTTCTTGATTCAGAAGAATGAACAATATGGCGATTCTGTTATGCAACCAATTAGAATCTTCTCAAAGGCTGATACTGATGCTGGTCTGCGAATCAGGATTGACGATAAGTTAAACCGTTTAATGCAGGGCAACGATACGATGGAAAGTGATGAGGATGTGGTGAAAGATTTGATTGGCTATCTCACTTTACTTCTGATTGCTTTGAGACAAGAGTCTGAAAATATCTTATCCAACAAGTAGGTGTAGTAAAATGAAAAAAGAGACCATAAACCGAAGAATTGAGCAAATGTTGGTGCGAAAATATAGTGCTGACAAGATTGCATGGTTTATCTTCCTTCAATTGGGCAAATCTTGGTATGACGCTAAGATAATTGCTTTGAAGATAATAAGTGAATATAAGGAGGAACTGTGAATGCCTTCTTGTGTAATGTGTAATGTGTATATTCCCAGCAAAAATGCCATGTGTTGCACTTGCTGGACTAATACTTTAAGTAGTCAAAAGGAGATGTATTTTTATGTGGAAAAACAAAAAACTGACAATAAGGATTGAGAAATGGTTGGCCGAAAAAGGAACGGCTAATACCTGTCAAATCTATGACTTTGCTAATTCCAGAGGAAGAGGGATAACTACAAAGGCTCTCGGAAACTTACTATCCAAACATCCCTCATTTGAGAAAGTGGGCTTAGAGACTGTTCAAGGAATTGTCAGTCCTTATGAAGTGGGTGTTTGGAAAATATGCGATTCAAAGGTTAGTCAAAATGACTGACTTTGATATTGGGTTGTCGCCCAAAATGCGAATGATTAGAGACTGTAAATGTTTATAGGCTTGAACAACTGTGTTAAAGACAGAACGGAACTGCTTTAGTGTTCTACGAAAAAAAAGGTGAAAAAATATGACTGATGTGAACCAATTGGAACAACAACTGAATGAACAAATGAACGAAGGACTCATTACCGAGTTTGAGATGCGACGAATTATGAGTCGTGCAACGGGTGGAGTTTATCTTGATGCAACGCAAAAAGAGCAATACGCAACTGCAAGCGAATACATCAACGAAACGCTGAACACGCTTTTGACTCTTGGAGTTATTAGCGAAAAGCGTATTGGCTCAACCCGCCGAAAGATGGAAAAGGCCGTTGTCAAGCATTTGACTAACGGTGGTGAATTTACTAACGATGGCCGCCCTGTTTTTGGAGAGTGAATTAAATGGTGAAACTAACTATTCTTAACGAAACAGGACACACCGAACTTTCTCTTTCTGCGAGCGAGGTTCTTGACCAAATTATTGAGCATCCTACTCATTGGACTTATGTTGATGGTGAACTTGTAACCCGTGAGGATATTACAAACATCAACTTTGATGAAGTCAATGAAGTTATGCTTGCTCAGGCAATTGTTGGTGGAAACGAAGAAGAGTAAGGATTTTAATCCGAATTGTAGGCTTGGTTTGACCTACTCTTATGTAGCCGTTTAGCGGTTAGAACCATTTTTTTTAAGTGATTAATATGATTGAATTTACAGAAATTGATACTGAAGTTTTAGAAAGCATGACGATTTATCTTGCAGAAGACTATCGTGATGATAAGATAGAATTTACAACTTATGGAAGTCCTTTCCAATGGATGAAAAAGGAATTTACTATTTTAGGTGTGCGAACTCAAATAGCAAACCTAAAGACTATGTATGGTAAAAAGCCCGAAACTCATCGTGGGGAAATTATTAACTTGATGCGAAGAACCTGTCAATGGAGACATGGTAAAAGTCAAGATAAGCGAATAAAAGAAGCCCTTCAAATTTTTATATATCTTGAAGATGAAGCGGAATTTGAGGCGGGATTGGAATGAAGGCAATATGGTATACTATTAAGAATATTCCTAAATTATACTTGACTTTCCGCCAAGAAATAAAGGATATGAAACAACAAGAAAAGGATATTGCTACTTATGGTGGCTTAGAAATTTTACTTCGTCATTTTGAAGATGCAGTAAATTCTGAAATTCCAGACGAGATGAAAGGAATGTATCTAAATGAACTCATGCGAGTTTATAATGACATGGACTATAATGAAAAGGATGATGTTCATGTAAGTGCTCTAAAGAAATATTGTAAAGATTACAATGTGGAATACATACGGCGAGATGGCTGAGCATGGTTAAAAGCGCAGGGCTTAAAATCCTGTTCCTAAGAGATTCGTGGGTTCAAATCCCACTCTCGCCACCAATGGGCATATAGTGTAGTTTGGAAATCACTTCGGTCTTCTAAACCGAAAACGGGGGTTCAAATCCTCCTATGCCCGCCTATTCAATACGGAGGTATGCGAATGAAAAAGAAAGAAATAGACAAAATAACGAAAGAAATAGAAACCTTGAATGTGGAGGTTATTGGTTATGAAATCAAGAAACATCTAATATTCAAGATTCAAAATAAAGATACGGGGACTATCAAAACTGTCAGCGTATCTAAAAGCCCTAAAGTAAAGGGTATCTACCACGAAATTAAATCTTCTGTTAGGAAGGTTTTTAGAAAGGATGGTGAACAAATATGAAATGTATAACATGTAAAAAGAAAATAATTGTGAATAAAGAAACTAAGCAACCTTATGGTGCTGTTAGTGTAATTGCACTACCCACACCATCAAGTAAGCATGGTAATGTTGAGAAAAAAACGGTAGTTAATGCTCCTAAATCATGGGCAAGTGTTAATACTAAACCTCTATACGGATATATATGTGATGGGTGCTACAACCCAAAATGTGTTAATGAATGGAATAACTTTTCAGCCAAAATCTAAACTTTTATAATAAAGATAAACTATGAAAAAATACTGGAAGTGAAATTATGACAAACATAAATCCTAATGAAATTTTGAGCGATATTACCGTTCATATGAAATATGCAAAATACGCACCTGAACTACAACGAAGAGAGACTTGGGAAGAACTATGCGACAGAAATATGAATATGCATATTAAGAAATATCCCGAATTGAAGAAAGTTATTACTAACGCCTACAACTTTGTGAGGAGTAAAAAGGTTCTACCATCTATGCGTTCAATGCAATTTGCTGGGAAGCCTATTGAACTAAGCCCAAACCGAATCTATAATTGTGCATATATGCCTATTGATAACATTGCAGCATTTAGTGAGTCAATGTTTCTTTTACTTGGCGGGACAGGAGTAGGTTATTCGGTGCAAAAACATCATGTTTCCCGATTACCGTCTGTTATACACCCTAATCCTAATAGAACTCGTCGTTATTTAGTTGGCGATTCTATTGAGGGATGGTCAGACGCAATAAAAGTTTTAATGAAATCTTACTTTGGCCGAAACACCTCAACGCCAATCTTTGATTATTCGGATGTTCGTTTGAAAGGAGAGCGTTTAATTACTTCTGGAGGAAAAGCCCCAGGCCCTGAACCACTAAAAATTGCCATTAATAAAATTGAAGGCATTCTAAAAAACACCCCCAATCATGAACAATTAGAACCTATTCAAGTCCATGATATTATGTGTCATATTGCTGATGCAGTTTTGGCTGGCGGTATTCGTCGTGCGGCTTTAATTTCTTTATTTAGCCGTGACGATTATGATATGCTTACTGCAAAATCAGGCAATTGGTGGGAACTAAATCCTCAGCGTGGTCGTGCAAACAATTCGGCTGTCTTAGTGCGAAGTAAAGTTGAGAAAAAGGACTTTGAAGAACTTTGGAAATATATTGAATTATCTGGTGCAGGTGAACCAGGAATTTATTTTACTAATGATAAAGATTGGGGCACGAACCCATGCTGTGAAATTGCTTTGCGACCAAATCAGTTTTGCAACTTGGTAGAAATTAATGCTTCTGATGTTATTGATGAAGAGGATTTACTAAAAAGAGCAACTGCGGCCACCATTATCGCTACTCTACAAGCAGGATATACTGATTTCCATTACTTGCGAGAGATTTGGCAGAAAAATACCGAGCGTGATGCACTAATTGGTGTATCTATGACAGGTATTGCTTCTAATCGTGTTAGGAAAATGGATTTTAAGGCTATCACTAATGCTATAAAAGCAACAAATGAATCAATTGCAAAAGAGATTGGAATTAACCCTGCTGCGAGACAAACTTGTGTTAAACCAGCAGGAACAACTTCATGTGTTCTTGGAACATCAAGCGGTATTCACGCATGGCACGACGAATTTTACATTAGAAGAATCCGTGTTGGAAAGAATGAAGCCATTTACAATTATCTGGCTCAAAATCACCCAGAACTGATTGAGGATGAATACTTCCGACCACATGATACGGCGGTCATTTCATTACCCCAAAAAGCACCCGATAAAGCCATCCTCCGTGGCGAGGAAACCGCTTTGAATATGCTTCATAGGGTGAAGAACATTAGTCGCACATGGGTCAAAGGAGGCCATGTTTCAGGTATGAACTCCCATAATGTCTCCGCTACTGTATCAATTCGCAAATATGAATGGGATGAAGTCGGGGAATGGATGTGGAATAACAGAAAATACTACAATGGCTTGTCCGTTTTACCCTATGATGGTGGGACATACAAACAAGCACCCTTTGAAACTATTAGAATGGCTCAATACTATGACATGGTTAATACTTTGACAGCAGTAGACCTTTCTAAGATTGTGGAAACAGAAGATGAAACAGACCTAAGCGGTGAAATTGCCTGTTCTGGAGGGTCATGCGAAATTTTTTGATTGCATGACAGTAAAGATACAAAAATTACCATAAACGGAAGGACAATGGAGAAATAAGTATGAGCGAAAGCAAGGAAGAAAAACATGAAGTATATAGAGTCACTTCGTTGAAATCCAACGGTTCAGTTTGGACTAAACAGTATGACGGAGAAATAGATTGGAATAAGGTCGTTCCTTTACTATTGAGTAAGTTTCCTCACATTTTGTTGAGCAAACAAACTCTAAAACAAGACCCACTAACACACCTATTGAATATGGAGTGAAAAAAATGCAAATGAGAAAGAAGAAAGAAGTAGAATTTAGGCTGATTGACAGCAACGAAATGCCACCTATTGTGATTAAACCTCATGAAGATGGAGAAGGATTGGTTATTGTCCTTAATCAATATCATCAGGTTTGGTTATCACTACACCGAAATACAATTCCTGGAATTACAGAAAGCCTACATGGTAAATTAAATGATTTGTGTGATGCACATCTAACAGAACAATTAGCATGGTTGAGGGTTGAAAATGACTGAATTTGTAGGAACACATTTTGCTGACGGTGAATTGTTGGATAACATTAGTGTTAGTCGCTCAGGTGCTCTAAACAAGGCACTTATTGACCGCTTAACAAAAGAATCTGTGTCTGATAATTGGGAAGAAGCAAAGCATGAATGGAGAGCAACGGGAAATACATGGTATATCCCCTTGCGTGATAAAGACGCTGAGGTTTTACCAGAAGTCCATCAACATAAACATCCACATTATTGTATATGCGGACATGAAATTGCATGGCATTTTGAGATTGAGAATACTGAAAACGGCGAACTTGAAATTCTTGGTAGTGAGCATATCACTAACTGGATGATTATTCGCCACCTGATTGAACATAAAGGTATCAACCCCGAAGCCATTACTGAAGAGTTAATTCAAGAATGGTTGAAGGAAGCCGTGAAGAGTATGAAGGCCGAATGGTGGTGGAATGAATATGGTGATGAATGGGAAGAAATGTTCAATGAAGTTAAGGAATTAGACTTGAGAGTTAATGTTCGTTCAAAAGGTAGAAAGTATTCTCATCAAACACGACGCTACGAACCAACCTTTGTTATTGCTAAAACAAAACAAGGTTCATTGGGTAGGATGGCTTCGGTTGTTTGGCGTTGGAATCATCCCAATAATCCAAGAAAACAAATTGAAACCCGTGGTTATCCTAACGAAAGGCTATGGCGTGATGTGCAACTTTTATTTGCTAAGAAAGAACGCCTAACAAAAATGATGGATGATAAGGATGAAGAAAAGGCGGCAAGAATCGCATATCTAAATCCTACAAAAAAGATTGCAGAAGATATAAGGGCTACCACATATGAACAACAATCAAACGAACTATTTACTGAGGCATTAGCACTTTATGACCTCCCCGCATTTAGTAGTGAAGACGGAAGAAATACATGGGAAAAGAATTTCCTTGTCAGTATTAGGCAACAGATTATTGACGGAAAGGAACTAAGTGTAAAACAATTAAATGTTGTAATGAAAATATTAGGTGATAAAAATGACTGAAAATACACTAAACTTTAGAATTAGACACGCATCAGATGATAGAACGAGTATTTTAGAAACTCCTCTATCATCAAGAAGTATTCGTCGTTCAAGAAATGTAGATATTTATGCACGACGAGGTAATCGTTCTGATGCTACTGAACCAACAATTCAGTCTATCTATCAAGGGTTAAAAAATAATGACATTCTTGGTATGGTGAGGAGAAGTCCACGCCCCGTTCTTTTCCGTATTGGTCGTTGTCGTTATTTAATTTCAATTCATAAGGATGGTGCGAGATATGCTATTAATGGTGAAAAGTGCAATGTTGAAATTATTCTTAAAGCATTAGCACGAACTATTATGCGAGCCGCCTACTTAGATGGTAAAGGGATTGATGCTCAAATGGCTCTTGACGATTATCTAAACCGATGCATTAACATTCCAGAAAATGTTGCATATGCTATGGAAAACCGTGTGCCTTATCATTTCTATGAGCGAACAGATAATGAAATTGAAAAGAGAATGACCCGTCTTAATCTAATGCAAATTGATGAAGACAAATTTGCAATTGAAGTGAGTTCTGGTCTCTGGGGTGAAATTGGTGTCAAAGAACTAAACTCTCTTGTAGATTCTTATCTTATTGGCCGAAAGCGTTCTAAGAAGTGGTCTAATCTACCTCCCGCTAAATTGTTTTATCAAACGGTTGGAGAAATGCCTACAAAAGCGCAGGTTAAGATTATGAAGGAATTTTTGAAACAGAACCGAAAACCTGAGGGTGCAGAAAAGCGAGCGATGGAATTGTTTGAAAATATGTGTCGTGATTACCCTGAAATTACTAAGGGACAACATAATGGTGTTCTTGCTATGTTTGTTCGTGGTAAGTTTGCTGATTGGATGATTGTTGATAATAAATCAAAACGAGGTATTCAAGATGTATCTACTTATGTTCTAACAACAGGAACTGCTGGAGAAGCGCAAACTCAACCATTTAGCCATCCTGTTATCAATAAGACTGATAGAGTAGCCAGATGGAATGGCCCAATTTGTATTGACAATCTAAGTAATGGTGCTACAAAGGGCGACCAATTTGCGGCGAGAGCGTTTGCATGTAAAAATGATGCTATGTTGAAGAAATTAGTTTCTACTGTATCACGCTACATTCAACATCACAAAGAAAATCAACAGGATATTAGGTTGGATTGGGATGCCATGTGTAAATTGTCAAGCAAAGCACCTAAAATTAAATCGTGATATTGGGTTGCCCGTTTGTCAAGAATGTGGTTGCATACAAGCGTATAGGATAGTAGAAATTGGAAGACTAACTGAAGTAAAAGAGGTAAAGACTTCTGAGTTACTCCTACTATGCAACCAGTTTAATATTGATGATACTGATGAGGTCAATAAAAATCATGAACATATTAGCAAAACAACGCTTTATCAAGGCTATGATTTGGCTGAGAGAGCCTGTGCTATTTTGTATTATACTATGAGTGATTTAAATAAACCAGTTGTGCTTAGACAGTTCTGTAAGTTCTTAGGATGTAATACAGCAAAAACAACCAGACTAAGTAAAAAGATTGCAAGATACTTTAGTAACGCAGGAGTGTTTAGTCTAAATGATATTGACGAGTTTTTATCTAACTATGAGATTAGTAATAAAGAAGTTGCTAAGGCTTGTAAAGATTGGGAAGAGCAAGAAACTTTAACGAGAGGTATTATTGCTGCTTTTGTATATGTCCACGCACCATATACCCAAAAAGAAGTGTGTGAAAAATTCGGTATTAGTTTGCCGAGACTAAAAAGAAACATAAAGAAGGTGAAAAAATGAAGAAAGGAAAGAAAAGAAATGTGCTAATAATTGGAGCAGGTGGAATTGGAAGTTTTCTAATTCCTCTTTTGGACAAGACAGGGTTGTATAATATGACTGTTTATGACCCAGATATTGTGGAGGAAAAGAATATAACATACCAAAATTTTGCCAAAGATGAAGTTGAGACAAAAAAGGTAGATGCTATGGCTAAGCGATACAAAATTGACGCTAAACCTTTCCCCGTTTTAACTGCTGGACAGATTAAAGGATTTGATTTGGTTGTTTGTTGTGCAGATAATCTTGATATTCGTAGGGTTATGTATAACTCTGATGTTAAGTGGTTAGATTTGCGAGCGCAGGGTAGGAATGCCGCTATGATTTCATATCAAGAAGACCCTAAGTTTTACAATGCATTTACAAGTGGTCCTGATGGTTCTTTTTCTTGTCAAGGAAATGATTGGGATGGAAAGCCAGAAGGTGTAAAGTTTATGCAGGTTGTTATTGCAGGTTATGGTGCTCAATGGATGCAAAATTATTTCATTGGGAATTATGTTGAAAAGCACTTCAGGATTAACGGGTGATTTAAATGGGTCTATTAAGTTGGTTGATTGGTGCTGCAATTGGTATTGGAACAATGGATGAAGGATGTGATGATGATGGCGAGTGAAGAAAAGAAAGAACAAACAAAAGGCTGGATTGTCGGTATGGGAACAGGTAATGCTACTTGTCGTGTATGTGGACAAATTATTACGACTGAACAAAGCAATATTAAATTGGTAGGGTATCGTGTAAGTGGGCAGATTCATTCTAACCCATTTGACTGTTCTGCTGAGCGACAAATTGCACTTGGATTTGAACCATTGGAGTGATTAACATGACAGTAGTATATGATTGTCCGAGATGTGGTCGCCACTATGAACGAAAAACTCCAGTTATTGTTAATGCTATTACCTGTTGTAATGTAGCATCTACTTGGGAAGAGGTGAAAGAATGAATCCTATTATTACGCTGGCGGTTCTGATTGTATTTATTGGAGTTATGTCTGAGATTATTCATAGAGTTTTGTCGGATTATTCTGAGCCAAACAATCTATTGGGGGAAGAAGAATGAAATATAAAGATACAATGAAGGAAATGAATTGCACTGAATGTAAAGTATGTATCGGTAAATCTGTTCATTATTTGAACAATCAGGTTTTCTGGTGTTTTAAATGTGCAGAAGAAATAAATAATATGTGGAGAGATAAAGTATGAATTACTATTACTATAATCTTAAATTTGAAATTAATTATTGGACATGTGAGGCTTGGTTGCAATGAATATCTTTTACCTACACGAAAATCCTGCTAATGCTGCTATTATGCACAATGATGCTCATTGTATCAAAATGATTTTAGAAACAGCGCAGATGTTATCAACAGCCCATCGTGTTGTAGACCAATACTATTACTGCAACGACGATAATGAATATGTGTTTCAAAAGTTGCCCGAAGACAAACTCAATGTGCTTTACAAAACTGCACATATCAGCCACCCTTCAACAATTTGGGTTCGTTCAAGTCTCCAGCACTATCAATGGACATTTAAGTTGTTTGAATCATTGTGCATTGAATACACTTATCGTTATGGAAAAGAACACAAGACCGACAGATGCTTGCGAGAAGTCTTGCGTAATCCTCCTACTCTAATTGAGGACAATGGATTTACTCAGCCACCCCAATGTATGCCCGATGAATACAAAACGGAATGCTCTATTCAAGCATACCGAAATTATTATCGTGGTGATAAACAATGGAACAGTTGGCGAAGTAAATACACTAAGCGAGCAAAACCTACATGGATGTGAAAAAATGAAAGAAGAAAACTATGAAATGCCTTTGGCGGAATGGAATAAAATGAAGAGATTGCTGAGGACGAATTATAAGAATAATGGTAATACTACTAAATTCTGGGAAGCCGTCTGGAATCTTAGCACCAATATCTTACCCGGACTTGAAGTTTCGGTAGTTATTGACCGTGACGAAAAGTTGTTTATCAGTAAGGGAACAGCCTCATTTGTTGATTATGAGGATGAGAGTGTTAAGGGTATGACTATTCCTATGAAATGTTGGATTCATACGCATCCATTTGGTAAGGCTTACTTTAGTTCAACTGATTGGAACACCCTGAGGATTCAACGACCTATTTTAGATTCAGCAATTGTATTAGGTAATGGAGAGTATTGCACATGGGAGAAAGACAAAAACAGTCAAACCCTGAGACACACAAGAGTCTTCGTGATAGACGACTCCGAAGAGTAAGGTTTCCTGTATTAACAAACATGAGTATTGTATGTCCTATTTGTGGTGGGGCGGGTTGCAATGTTTGTAATAAGACAGGAGAGTATGAATTAGAGTATGCACCTTATGTGGAAATACAACGACCTCTTATCATAAAATATGTTGCTGATAATATAAAGGTAGTTTCAAGTGAGTTATCCAGACTATATGGAAAAACACCAGAGATTGACACAGAAATCGTAACGCAAGATTATGAGGTTATACGAATAGATTCGTTAAGTGGTTCGGTTTGGATTTGCCTGAACCTGAAGAAGATAGAAAGTCCAAAATACTTTTACCAAAAGGAGAGTATGGAAAAATGGTTAGTAAAAGAGAAGTAAAAAGAATATTTAAAACCGTAGCACCGAGCCGACAATTGCCTGATGCAACAATAGAAGAATTTGCTTTTAGAGCAGAATCACTATTGAAGTCTCTTGCAGAACATTGTGAATTGGAAGCAGGCGGCGAAGAATCAAATAAGCGATTGACTATTCATAATGTCAAACTTGCATATTTGAAAATGAAGGATTCACTTGACCGTTCCCCCGTGGAAGAACAAGTAAAAGAAGAAGAAGAAGAAAAGGAAGAAGAATTTGGAGAGTGGAATGATGAATTGGAATGAATTTGCAGAAATTAACGAGCGATTTATGAATATGACACCTACACAGATGGTGAAGTATTATGATGATAACATTAACGCCGATGAACAACAGTCAATGGCTATGCTAAACCTTTGGGCAAGAAATTACCCAAACAAAGGTGTAGGTGAAGCGGGACTAATCAGCCGTATCGCAGAAAAACTAAATGTGGAGACTGATGTTGTTGAAGGTTTTATTGATACCTTCGGTGGACTTGGTGAAGCGGTTGAGGAATTGACAGAAGGACACACACATAACAATACTCTAATTACCGTTAGTAGTATTTACAATGCCTTGAGTAGTCCTGTTTATGACCGTGAAGAAACTTATGGTTTGCTTATGGCGGCATGGGATTCCTTTAATCATGTTGGGAAGCGATGGATGCTCGCTTTCGCTCTTAACGAAACCCGAAACAAATGCGGTAAGAATGTTGTTAAGAAAATTATGAATAAAACCTACGGTGTTCCTAATGGTGATATTAAGAAGGCTACATCCTTTTTGAGCATGGGAGAATGTATTGAACAATCTGTTTCAAACGGTGCTATTGTTTGCATCCCCGAAGCAGGAAATTACATGAATCCAATGCTTGCTAAAAATATTAACTTCACGGTGCGTGGCAAGAAATTTTGTGATTACAAGTATGATGGTATTCGTGCACAAATTCATCAGAATGAGGAGGGTATTTTTATCTTTAACCGAAAGGGTGATGATATTACTTCTAAGTTTGAGAATGACCTCATTCCAATTATTAAGGATAATACCGACCCCGTTGATTGGATTGTTGATGGTGAGATTTTCCCTATTGATACCAATGGAAACCCTGCCGATTTCAAGAACATTATGAGTCGTATTCATGGAAAAACTGAAGAGGTTATTTATCGCCATGAAGTTAAACTTGTTTTGTTTGATTGTTTAATGTATGGTGGACAACCTGTGTTTGAAGACCCATTGGACACACGACTACAAACTTTGAATATGCACTTTGGGGAAGATATTCTGGCTCATACCGTAGAAATTGAAACCCATGATGAATTTATGGATGTTTATAAAGAAGCAATTGAAGCAGGTTATGAGGGAGTTATTGTTAAATCACCAACTGCCGTTTATCAATTTGGTGCAAGGTCTAAAGATTGGGCAAAATACAAGCCACCTTTGGTTGATGTTGATTGTGTTATTACTGATGCGGCTGAAGGTCGTGGAAAGCGTGTCGGTGTTTATGCTTCTTTCAAGATTGCTATTAAGAATGGAAATGATTTAGTCCCTATTGGATGGGTGGGTTCAGGATTTACAGAATCAGACCTAAACTTCTTAAGCCAAGAATATAATAGGTTAGGTGCAGGGAATATGCTTATTGAAGTGAAGGGCGACATTCTCACTCAAAATGAAAACGGAGAGTATGGTTTGCGATTCCCCCGCTATGTAAAATACCGAGATGATAAAGAAGAACCAACACAATTAGAGGAGTTATTGGAATGAACATTAAAACTATTGAAGAAGGAAAATTTTGCCATTACTGCCACGAACCGTTTAACGGTATAGAGGAAGGATTAGTGCAGGAAATTGAAGGCGGCGAATCTTATTACCATTTGCGATGTGCAGGTAAATTGATGCTGTATAGAATTGAAGGTGTGTTGCCTAAGCATTTGTTTAGTGCTTGTATTGAGGAATTGAACAAGCCTTTACCCATGTCTTTACTACACCCAGACCAGACAACCCTTGATGAACATGAGGAATCGTGATGTTTAACAATGGGGAATTGAGTGGGATTTTACTAACAATTGCCCGACCTGAAATTACAAGTTATCAATCTAATACAAGTAAAACAGGATGGAACATTAGAGTTAGAATTATGTTTAGAGCATCACATGACTTTCTATTAGCATTAGAAAGAAAATTTAAGACATTGGATATTGATTGTAATTTGCGAACTGTTGAAGGTCCGAATAGAAAGGCACCAGTATTAATTGTAGGTAAAAGAGCCGCACTTAACGCAGTTAGAGAATTGATGAATAAAAATCTTCCATGTTCTCATGCTGATTGGCGTTTATTTGATGCAGTATCAGAAGAAATATCAGAAAAAAATCATTTAGAAGAAGAAGGAATGAATAGAATTAGGGAGATGATGAATGATGAAAACTACTTCAACAAAATTTAAATTGCTTGTAGGCGGGCATGGTGCAGGTAAAACCAAGAGAGCAAAACAAATCTTGGGTTCCCGCCCTTTTATTGTGATGGATGCTTGTAATATTACAATTGATGACATATATTCATACCCAAAAAATCATGGAATTCTTATTGAGGAAGTGAACTACAAGCCTGAAACTAAGAAAATTATTAACATCTTAACAATTCATAAAAATGTGGTGCTTACATCTATCAATGAGAAGGATGTGCCTAAGTCAATTATGAATATGTGTGTAAGAAAGCGTATGGGACAGACTGATAATCGCCAAGAATTAATCAAAAGAGATGCGCCAAATTGTTCTAAACCATTAAAGTTTGATAAAAGTGTCTATGATTTAAACATTGAGTATTTGAAGAACAAGGACAGACATGAAGTATTGAGATACATGAAATTTAATAGCCCGCCAGATATGCAAATATTGAGTTGGGTTGCCCCAAATATTGATGTTAGAAAGATTGCCTTTTCTGACCAGATTATGAGAAGGTGGAATAAAGATTACTTTATGGAAATCTTTGTTTTTTCTTGGAGTGGTAATCATCATGGAAGAGTAAATTTTCCACAGAGAAACTCTTATTCTCCAGTCCCAAAAATTTGTCATAAATTAGGTTTAAAAGAAAAGGATGCTTATCTCGTTAGGGCGTATCTAAAAAATCCCGAATGGAAAGAATGGGCAATTTCAAAACTTGATGCTGAAGAATGTAAGATTCTTGGGTTGAAAAAACCGAGAAGGCAATCAATTAGATACACGAATACTAAGTTAGGTGATTTTTAATGAAGAAATCTCAAGGAGTATCATTTACTGTATGGCTTGCTGATGTTGTTAAGGCGGGCAGATTTAAAATTAAAGACCTATCTGAATTGTATGATAAGGATGTAGATTCATCTGAAGTAAAAACGGTGGGTGATTAAATAGGCAGAAAGATGAACAAAAGTTATGCTGAAAGATATATTGATAGGGCTATGAACGATGGTGTTGAAAGAACATCAAACGGCATCATTAGTGCTATTATGTCTTACATTGAGGAGAAAGGTGGAACATTTACATATGTTCCGACTGAAAGAAAAGTAACTTCATATGTAGGAACCAACAAAAATTATAAAATTACAAAGAAATCTAATAGCAGACATTCTAATATGTATGTTAAAACGAAATTATGTAATACATGCGACGGTTCAGGATTTAAAAATCATAAGAATTGTAGCGAATGCAATCCCGAAAATAAACCGAGGATATGCAAACAATGTGCTGGAACAGGGCAGGCACTTGAAATGCCCTGTGGTTATTGTAAAGGAATAGGAGAGATTGAAAATGAATTGGACAGAAAAATACAGACCAAAAAAGATTGAAGAGATTGTAGGACAACATAAATTTGTAGAAGACTCACTATCATGGATAGATAAAACTAATCTTCCTAATATTTTGTTATACGGAAGACCTGGAACGGGTAAAACATCAGCCGTCTATGTATTGGCTATGCAGTATCTTGGAGATGAAATGAGGAATAACTTCATGGAAATCAATGCAAGTCAAGACAGAAAGTTAGATACTATCCGCAACACTATTACAAATTTTGCAAATACTAAGGGGTCAGATAATGTGCCCTTCAAGATTATTCTACTTGACGAAATTGACGGTATGCTAAAAGACTCACAACGAGCCTTGAAGCGAACTATGGAAAGAGCCACGGGAGTTCGTTTCATGATAACTTGCAACGATGAAACATCTGTGGATTATGCTATCCGTAGTCGTTGTGCAAATTATCACTTTTCGTCATTAGATAATGAGTCCATGACAAGTATGCTCAAAAACATCTGTGAGAATGAGAACCTTTCATTCCCAGATGAAGATATACAATCCTTTGCTGGTATGATGAACGGAGATATGAGAAGGGCGGTTAATGAATTACAAGCCGTCGCCTTTACTAATTCCGACTTGAAAACAAAGGCAAAGGAATTTATGAACGACTATTATGATATTGTGAAATACCTTACAGACGACCCCACCAAAGCACACGGTCTTTTGATGAAGCGTGTATTAGGTGGTAATTCTGTTAAGGAAATTTGTGTTAATCTGCATCATTGTGTGTTAGATATGGAATTGGACAGGGCAACTACATTTAAGTGCCTTAGTGCAATTGGAGAAATGGAATGGAGACAAAGGGTAATGACTCCGAAAATTATTGTGTCATGGTTTGTGGCGCAATTTACCCAGTAAAACAAAAAGGTGAAAAAAATGAATGAAAGAATGACGAATGAACTGAATGGATTGGCTAACAAACTTGGTATCAGTTCTGAAGAAATGACAACGAAGATGGAAGAAATTGCAACCGCTAATGGGTTGGATTTGGAAAATGAAAAGCACATGAGGTCTGCTCTTGCTTTGACTCGCCAATTTGTGCGAAGTGCAACCAAGAAAAGCGGCAAAGTCTCAACTGATTCATTTGGCGATATGGCTTTTGGCTTTGTAGTTGGTGCTGAACCTGCCCGTGATATTCAGGAATGGAGTCGTAAGACTCTATTGAATGACTACAACACAAATGCAAATACTGTTTTTAACGAAGGCCGTGTTGCTGAAGTGGTTCTTGAAAACGGTGTTTATGAAAAGAGCCAACTGCGAAACGGTGATGTTGAAACAAAGGTTATCCCCGACCTACCTAACTCCTCTATTGAAGTGGATGAAGGAAAGTGGATTGTTCCTATTGATAACTTGGAAGCATATTCAAGTGGTGATAAAAACAGTCGTTTCGGTAAGCCTCTTCCTGCTGAAGAATGGCGACGACGAGTTCACTTTATCGCAAAGAAAGAGGGTGGAGATTATCAGTATTGGACACTTGGTTTGAAAGACAGTCTCGCAAAGAATTGGTCTGTTGAATCTTTCCGATGGGTTCACCTCCACGCTTTCTTTAATGACCAGCGTAATGCTTGTTATGGAATTAGAACCAGCACACTTAGTTCTATCCGCTACAATGACAATCTTGATGCTGAAGATGATTTGTTTGTTGGTAATACTCCTTCTATGGAAGACCTTTTGGCTGAACACATGGAAAGTTATGTTGCCGACTTGATGGAGATTGAAGACTATCACCAGCAAATTATGTCAAATCCTGGAATGAAACTTTGTATCACGGATGGAATTGTAAGTAGCATGAACTTGACTGTTAATGAAAGAACGGGCAACCGTGTTATTTGGATTGAACCTGCTGATGGAAATTATGGTTTTGAAGAAGAAGAGATTCCCGATTCAACCCCATGTTGGGTTCCATCTAATGTGGATATTGATTTCGGTGTTGGTTCCGATGTTATTGTCATTGGCCGAACCAATCAAACCAAGAAGAAGGATTCAGACGGAAATGTTCTTGATGATGAATGGAATCCTGTTTCATTGAATGTGTATGGTATTCTTCCCCGTATTGCTTTGGGTGTTGCGCCTGAAGTGGAAGAAACCGAAAGCGATGAAGAACTATCTTATTGGTGATTTTTAATGGATTACAGAAAGATTGGACTTTACAGTAGCCTTACATCTATTATTGGAAGTATCGGTATCTATGCTTTTTATGACCACGACTTAGGAATTTTTGTCGGTCTTTGGGCATCAGCACTTTTGCTTCTTAGCGATAGGTTGGCTGAATTGTAAATCTCGCTTAGGTTGTTGTCATAGAGATACACCAACAATCTACGAGTTGCCGTGTATATGTGGCGGTTTGAATGACATACGAAAGGGTGCGATGCCCAAACAGGTGATATACATGATTAGAGAAAACACAACTTATTTTAGGCTACATCAACTTTGTTTTGATATGGCCGAAGTGGAATCTATTGAATGGAAGAGATTGGAAGAAGAACCAGATAATCCATATTCAGTAAGAATCCATTTGAAAAGCGGGAAACAGTTCACCCGTCAATTGTTTGAGCAACAGTTTAAGCAATTAAAAGAACAATTTAAACACCAATTAGGAGATGAATAATATGGGAATTGGAAATAAGAAAGGAAATGCAGCAGGGGCTACTCTCCAAGCAGCAAAAGAAAACAATAGTGCTTCGGCTTTCAAACAAGCCAAACTTCGTGCTATGAACCAACGAAAGAAATTGCTTGAACAAGAACAGGCGTTTCTAATTTGTGGAATTAGTGGAAATCCTGGAACGGGTAAAACGGGTTTAGCATTGGATTGCCGAACAAAAGAAGAGCGTGAAACGCATTGGCTTTTCATTCTTGATTTTGATGAAGGTGCAGAACCTACATGGCGACAACATTGGAGTGAAGATGAAAAGATTGTTATCTTCAATCCTCATGTCTATAATGAAGATATGACTGTTGATTATTTGGCTACTGCTGACATGGCTCGTTATTTTATTGCTATGGTTAATGAAGCAATTGAAACAGGTAAGATTGAAGATGGCGACGATGAAGTTGAAATTGAAGCAGTTAAGGCTATTGTTTTTGATGGTCTTGATACTTGGCTTGATACTACAAACATGATTGCTCGTTTGAATCATATTAAGGGTGGCGACCCACGACAGGCTGATAAAGTTAAAATGGTTCCAACCCAATGGTATGCAAGGACTGAGGAATACAAGCGTTTGTTTAAGGCTGCTTGTCAATTGCGATGCCACAAATTTTTCATCACGCACATGAAAGAAGTGCATGATGGATTTTCTATTGTTGGAACAAAGCCAGATTGGGAAAAGAATACCACGGCAAAACTGTTCCAATATATTGAGTGTAAAAAGGAAGAAAAGGGAAAGACTTTCAAACTTACTGCCCATGTCCGAAAGTCTAAAACCAACAATGAAAATGTTGGGCAGACCTTTACTGTTATGCAAAGTAATGGTGGAAAGGTTGAATGGACAGGTATTGAGGCTATTAGAAATGGCTCTCTTTGATTAGGCTAAGGGTGTGAGCCTAATGTTGGGGTTAGTCAGATAATAACGGCTTTATTGCTGACAACGAATTCGCCTCCAATTCGTTGCCGTTTCCCCATTAAGGAGTTGATAATATGAAATTTAAAGTAAATGGAAAAGAAATGAAAGAAAAAATTGAAAGCGTGTTGCTTAAAGGAAAGTGGAACTATGGAACAAATAACAAACAAACCACTCTATCTTCATCTATTGTTATGGGTGTTGATGCTGAAGAGATGAAATGTAGTATTTGGAATGCTGACCCTGCAACATTCGTAGAGAATAAAATTTCTCTGGAAGAATATGAGAATACTGTTGAAGGGCGTTTTGCAATTGATACGGATATTTTACTAAAGTATCTTAGTAATGAAGTCTGTTTATTCCGATTGGAAGATAATGGACTTATTATTAGCACAGAAAAGAAGTCTGTAAAGTTGCCTGTTCTTGAACGACACCAATACAACGATAATATTATCCATAGCGTATCTAATATTACTATGAGTCGCAACATGGAAGAACCTGTTGTTATTAGTTCAAGAACTTCCCTAACTACTCGTCTTAAAGTTCCTACTGCTGACTTAGTGGAGGCTTTCAAAGAATGTGAAGTTGTGGGTAATTCAGTATACAAAATGACTTATGTTGTTAATACTGAACTTAGAATTTCGTCTACTAAAGGTAGCGAGTCTGTTGAATTTGATATTGAGCCTATGGAATCTGTTGGTGAAGATGCTATTGTTGAGTTCTCTGCACCATTTTTCAAATACCTAAAGGCTGGTATTACTTACATTTCATACAATGATGAATCGCCAATCTCAGTTATCAATGGCGACTACAAATTACTGAGAGCACCAAGAATAGAAGGTTGATAAAATGAATGAAGAACAAAACAAAGAACAAGAAAGCAGAGCAGAACCATTAGATATGCTCTTACAAATGACAGGCATGATTCAATATATGGCTAATGCTATGAATATTGAAGCGGCAGGCATCATACATAACGGTGGATGGTGTAAAGATTTGATTACAAGTGAATGTCCAATTTGTAAGATGGAGGCTGAACAAAATGGTAATGAGGATGCAAAGCAATAAATGTTGCATCTGTAAAGAAGAACATCTTGATGAAGCATACAACGCCGAACCTGTAATGGAAGGTAAGTGTTGTAAATCATGCTATTATGGTGTGGTTGTTTATCAAAAATTTAACCTTGCAGGACTAACAGCCGACAAAGATTACATGTATAATGTGACCTACAAAATATATGGAGATGAAGAAGATGAATGACCACCAAGATAGTGAAAACTTTTCATATGAAAGAACATGGGAAGAGATAGAAAACTTATTGAGTAAAGCCGAAAGAGAACAAAACAAACATCTAACGGCACTACAAATGAGAAAACCAAAACCGCTTCTTATGAAACACATGAGAAACTACAAAGGATTAGAGGGAGTTATTAATGCCCTCCGATGGGTTCTTGGGGACTTAAAAATTAATGAAGAAAAAGTATTAGGGAGAGAGAAAAAATGAAAATTGAAGAAAGAATGAGTTTGACTTATGACGACATTAGTATTATACCTACATGGTCTGGTATTGGTAGTCGTGCTGAATGCGAATTATACACCAATATTGGAGAATATTCTCTTGCTACACCTCTTATTGCTTCTCCAATGGACACGGTTTGTGGCGTTAATATGTGCGTTGAATTATCTAAACTTGGAGGAATGGGTGTTTTGCATCGTTTCCAAAGTGTAGATGAACAGGTTGATATGTGTGATGAAATTGATGCTAACGGTGTTCAAAATTATATGGCGGCCATTGGTGTCGGCAATAACGGTATTGAAAGGCTGGACAAGTTGCTTAAATATACTCAAGTTGGCGGTGTTTGTATTGATGTTGCTAACGGGCATCATTCTCTTCCTATGGAAATGACGAGTTATATTAAATCTGAATATCCTGATATTCATGTCATGGTAGGTAATATTGTTTCTAAGGCTGGTGCTATGGACTTAATTAAAGAAGGTGCTGATACACTTAGAGTCGGTATTGGTAATGGTTCAATGTGTGAAACTCGCATTAGGGCTGGAGTAGGTGTTCCTCAAGCAACGGCTCTTAATGACATTTTCTCTTTCCTTGAAGAAGAATTATTGGATGTTGCTATTGTTGCTGATGGTGGAATTAAAACAACAGGTGATGTTGCTAAGGCTTTGGCTCTTGGTGCTGATGCAGTTATGATTGGTTCTTTGTTTTCAGGAACAAAAGAAACTCCAGGTTCTATTGCTAAAACGGGTAAATGGCCTAATGAGAAACTATTCAAAAAGTATCAAGGGTCTGCATCTATTGAATCTAAAGTTGCTCGTGGTGAAGAGGTTAAAAATGTTGAAGGTAATTCAAAGATTACTCCTTACAAGGGTAAGGTAAGTAGGATTGTTCAGGATATTAATGATGGTGTTAGGTCGTCAATGAGTTATGTTGGTGCTATTGACCTAAACGAATTTAGAAACAATGCTAAATTTTGCCGAGTAACTCAAGCAGGACAAATTGAAGCACAACCTCATGGATTGTGATATAATGGCTATTGGATTTGGTGTAAAGAAAGGAACAGGGTTAGCGAGATGCAAACTTTGTATGAATCCTATATTCAAAGGACAGCCTGCTATTTATGTTAGCGGCTACCGAGCAAGTGGTCAATGTCATGTATTACCTGAACAATGTCAATACCTACATGATAGACTATTAGAAATGGATGTGATAGATTGATTATTAGTGATGCAAGAAGCAATGTTGAACTTAGATGGAGAGATGAAGAAGGAAAAAGAATGACAAGTAGTATTACAACTTTTAAGCCTTATTTTTATATTAGGAAAGGTAGTGAAATGCCCACTACTATTCCTACTAAAAAGCGTTGGATGGAGAATATTAAGCCTCAGTATAACTTTGGTGATTATCATTCTCTTGATAACCGTGAGTTAATTAAGGTTTCATTTAACACTACACAGGACTTATATGAAGCCCGTGATTTTTGGGACTATACATATGAAGGTGATATTTCACTTGCCCGTAAATATGCTAATGATGTGCTTACAGAAATTCCTGAATATAATATGCGTAAATGGTATCTTGATATTGAAACACAAGTCGGTGGTCGTTATGATGGTCAAATTAACGCATTAACTTTCTATGATTCTTATGATAAGGAATACTTTGTTATGACTCATTTTCCACAAGAACCTCTTCCAGAATATGATGGGGTATTGGTCTATGAGGATGAGCATGATTTGTTAGAAGCGTTTGTTGCATTCGTCCAAGAAAAAGACCCAGATATGATTATTGGTTGGTATCTTCTTGGTTTTGATATTCCTAAGATTATTGAAAGAATGCATCTTAATGATATTAGCCCACGAAAGTTAAGTCCTCATCGTGAAGTGCGTGGAGTGTCTGACACTAAATTATACAATATCAATTACACTAATGCGGCTCAACCTATTAAGGGTAGAATTACCTATTGTCTAATGACTCGCTTTGAACGACTTTGGCTTGATGCACAAAGAGGAACACTACCATCTCTTAAATTAGACGACTGTTCCAAGTTAGTGCTTGGTGAAGACGCAGGTAAAGTTTCTAAAACATCTAAATTTGATGAGGATGAATTTTTTCTGCGTTCTTGGTTAGAAGATAGTGAAACATTCCTTGAGTATAACCGAGTGGATGTAGAATTGATGGTTCGCATGGATAATGAGATGAACATCACACAGAATGATATTGCACTTCAGCAGTTATTTATCTGTCCATTTGAATGCGTGTTCCATAATTCACAAATGGGTGCGGCATATTTTATGCGTCATTCGGATTGGAAAGCACCGACAGGAGTTAAAGGTAATAAAACAAAATATGAAGCGGCTTTCGTTATGGACCCAGATGAAGAAGACACTTATGGAAGACATGAAAATGTAGCCATCTTTGATTTTAAATCTCTATACCCAAGCATGATGGCCGCACGAAACATTTCATGGGAAACAAAAACTCAAAACCAAGATGCTCACAAAGTATACTTTCCAACACCTAAAAATCTTGTAGCATACAAACCAGATAAACCAAGTGTTTCCTTTACGAAGGATTCATTGGGCGTGTTGCCGAAGGCGGTTTTGACCCTAATGAAGTTGCGTGATGAATACAAGAAGAAGCGAAAGGAGGCCAAGAATGATGAGGAATACCGAAAGTGGGATTCAGCACAAATGGCTACAAAGCGTGGTGTGAACGCTCTCTATGGCGTTTTGGCGAAAGACGGTTATGGATGGGGAGATATGGAAATGGCTCAAGCAATTACGGCTTCAGCGAGAGAGGCTATGAGAAGTGTTGCATTCAAGTCTCAAGAGTTGGGTTATTCGGTTATCTATGGACACACGGATTCAATCTTTGTGAAGGTAAAGGATATTGCAGATGCCGAACAATTGTGTATTAAGTTAAATGAATACATCCAAAAAGAAGTGTTCAATGACAATGTAGTTTTGGAGTTTGAGAAGTATGCAGAAACCTTCTTTTTATCTAAGAAAAAGAATCGCTACTGTGGATTCCTGAGTTGGAAAGAAGGCGAAACTATTTCTGAAAAACAATTTTTCGTTATGGGCTTTGAAATGAAAAAATCTAACGAAACCAAGTTGGCTAAAAAGGTTCAAAAACAGGTGCTTGAAATGGTAGCATCTGGAAAAGATGAAAATGAAGTCACTAAATATACAAGAGCCATGTATAAACTTGTAAAGAACGGAAAGTATGACCCTAAATCCGTCATTAAGAGAACCCGATTGCGAAAGTCATTAGATGAATATGAATCAATCGCTGGTGGTTCTGCTGGTGTTCTAATTTATAATGAACAAATTGGAACGATTGAGGTTGGTGATAGTTATTATTACTACAATGTAGATAATAAGCGTATTAAAAAATATCCAACAAAATACAATGTTGGTGATAAAACAAGGAATGTTGAGTATATTGCATTTAAGAAGTATGAAGAAGTAGAAGACTTCTATCCTATCAATTGGAATAGACTTGCTGAATCTGAAATTGTGAAGAAAGTCAAATTGATTTATGAATCTCTAAGGTGGGATTTAATGGGAATAGCCAATGAAGGCCGACAGACTACATTAGATAGTTGGTGGTAAAATGAGAAGTAAAAGTAATATTAAGAAAATATTAGAAATCAAAAGTGAGATGCAATTGCTATCAGACACATATGATTCATTAGAAATAAAACTTGTAGAACTACAAGAAGAAGAACAAAAACTATGGGTCAAAAAAGGCTCTTGCACTATTTGTGGTTGCACACCTAAAGACGGTTATACCGAATGGCACCACATTATTTCACAACACAAATGCAAAAAAGAAGGTTTAGACCATCTAATTAGTGCAAGGTCTAATGTAGTTGAGTTATGTAAGCGTTGTCATGATTTAACTACTGCATCTATGTTAAGGTCAAACTTAGAAAGTGCAACAAAGAAAGTCTCCAAAGAAAACGCAGATAAAGAGCCTACTGAAAATCAAATTAAGTTCATTAAGAAACTTGGTGGAGATATGGAAGGTATCAATACACGACAGGAGGCAAGTCATTACATTGACGAACTAAAAAAAGAGAAAGGGAGGAAATGATTCTTCCCGACAAAACAAAAGAAAAGGTGATTGAATTGAGAACAGAAAACGGAGAATATACATATTTATGGGAACCAAATAATGAAGAAGGACCGATGTTGAAGATTACTAAATCTTCTATTGGAACTTTTAACTTCTGTAATTTGTCTTATAGGTATAACTACATTGAGAGCATTAAACAGAAAACTTCCCCTGCGATGATTAAAGGAACTATTGTTCACAACGCACAAGAAGAATTTTGGAAGATTGTTAAGATTGACGACGCAAAAAAATTAGTCAAAGACCCTATGGAATTACAAAAGCATTTCAGAAGTCTTTACCCAGAAACAGATAACGAGGAATACGAAGTTCTTTATACGGCTATGTCAGCATATAATACTGAGAGATTCATTGAATGTAATGAGGATGATACACTTGATACATTTATACCTATTGGAAATGAGATTAAGTTGGATGCCAAGTTCACAACCGAAAGTGGAATTACAGTTCACCTTCAGGGTATTATTGATAGATTGTTTTTTGAGGACAATGGTTATATTCCTATGGAATTAAAAACTGGTGCTTGGAAAGACAGTAAGAAAACAATGATGCGTAAAGAGATGGCTTTCTATAAGTTGCTCTTTGATAACGCTGATAGAGAGTTGCTTATTGAAAATGGTCTTGACCCTAATATTCAATTTACCCATTGGGCTTGGTATTATCCAGCATCTAATTATGTTTATGCTGAAAAGGTTAGTAAGCGTTCCGAAACTGCTGTATTGAGGTCTATTGATAAGTTGATTGAAGCGTATATGGAAAACGATTTCAAGGCATCTTTCTTTTACAAGAAGTGTATTCATTGTGGACATTATGACCATTGTGAAGCGGCAGACGGGGGCGACCAATATGACTGGTTCTAAATTTCTAAAAAGTGGTCTTATTGAAAAGGCAATTCAGCAAAGGATATGGACTATCAATGACATTCTTAATGCTGATGAAATAACTGTATCTATCGTTGATAGTTTAATTAATGATATGGACAGTAGCACTAAATGGGACATTCTTAAGCAATCGGATTTAGCAAATGATATGTCTGCACATCTTAGAAAGGAACTAAACAGTATGGTTTCATTTGTATTAACAAGTTTTCTAAAGACAGCAACTGTTGATTTTGGTGGTGAAAAAGATTTTGAAGAGACTGAAGAAATTCAAAAACCTGTTAAAAGACAGGTGGAGACAGATACAACAAATATGGTGGAGACTGAGCCTAAGGTAATGACTCTAAAAGAAAGAATTAGACAGGACACTAAATTAATGTCCGAAGAAGAAAAGAAAAAAGCAGGGATGGTATGAATGTATTTTCCGAGAGAAATGTGGGCAGGCAGTTTGCGTAATAGAGCAAGAGAACCTTCCCGAATTGTTGTAAAAAATCTAAAAGAGTATAAGGATTTTATTTCAATCTATAATGGTAAGATGAATGTCTTTACTTCTGTTTATGATTATGAACATTTCTCAAATAATCGTGGTCTTGAATACTCAATTATTCTTGATAGAATCTTTCTTGATTTTGATGCTCATGGAAATGAAGAAGAATTGGGCGACCTATATGAACATATGCTCGTTTTGCACCGTTGGCTTTTAGAAAAGAAATACAAACACACGGTTTCCTTTTCAGGTCGTGGTTTTCATATGTTTGTTTATGGTATTCAAGCAAGGTCGCTTCGTGAAATCAAAGCATTTTTTAACATATGTCATGATGTTATTGATAAAAGTCCCTACCTTGATACTGTTGTTATTAATACTGGTCGTTTAAGAAGGGTTCAAAATACATATCATCTGGGTGCTGGTCGTTGGTGTATTCCGCTTACGGATAAAACAATTTCTTCTGGAATAGCAAACATCCTAAAATTATCTAAAAATGGACCTGTTAAAGAAAAGCCTACGGTTTTCGGACACCGTTTAGTGTCTTGGCCGTCTGTTAAAAAGATGGAAAACATGGAAGTTGAAATTCATAGTGTTGAAAGTCCTGGTGATTTACCTATTTTACCGTGTCTTAAAAATGCTATAATGGTTGAAAACCCTAATCATCGTGCGAGAGTTTTACTTGTTCAATGGTATAACGAGTTTTTATCAGAATATGCAATCATGAAAAATGAACTTAAATGCACTCCGAGGCAATTATCTGGCGATTCCTTAATTGACATAAAAGCAATTATCTGTAATGAGATTAAATTGATTGCTTCTAATGAAGACATTTGGATTGATTACAATCAGTATACCACGCAGGAACAAGTATCGTTCATTGTAGATAAAAGATACATGTCTCCTCATTGTGAAACATTGATTGAAGAAGGTCTTTGTGTAGGTAAATGTTGGAGGTATGGAGAATGATTATTATTGACAGTAGAGAAGATTCACAGTTAAGTAGAGCAGTAGAAACTATTGCCGAAAGAAAAAAGATTGAAACAGAAAAGAAATGGTTAGAGATAGGAGATTATGTAATTGGAGATTGTTGCATTGAGGCAAAATCAGCCGCAGACTTTTTGCAATCAATAAGAAACAAAAGAATTTTTAATCAATTAGATAATATGGACAGGGCCTATAATAAAAACATTATTTTAATTTACGGAACATTAGACGACGCAATTTCATATTTACAAAGAACACAACACAATTCACCCGCTTGGAGAGTCAAACTTAAGAAAATGTTTGTAGGGGCAATAACCTCTATTGCATTACACACCGATGTTAAACCAATCTGGGTAGATAATTACAAGACAGCATCACATATTATAGTAGCAACCACACAACATATAGACAAAGAATTAGTTATACACAAAGAATTACCGAAGAAAATAAAAACAGATGATGTTAGAGTAGACATATTGACTGAAATCAAAGGCGTTTCAGTTGAAAAAGCAAAAGCCTTACTAAAGACCTTTGGAAGTATTGCAGAATTATCAATGGCTAATATTCCAGACATAACCAAATTAAAAGGTATTGGGAATAAAACCGCATACAATATTCTAAAGGCGTTGAATACAGAAGAAGAGGTGAAATATTAATGGAAGATTTAAATGTAGATGAATGGGAAATGTATGATGCTTTGGCTAAAATTACTGACACGGAAAGTGGACTTGAAACAATTCGTTCAAAGAAAGTAGAGTTGCCTAAGAGTGTAAATAAATGGACAGATGTAGTGGGAGAGTTTTCTCTCCACAATGAATATCCAGCACAAATGTCATACTTTGTAACTTTAGGGCAGATTCTAAAGGATGTAGTTAGAATTCCTGTTGGGAGACTTGCACTTGAACCAAGGATTCATTTTTGTTGGATTCAAACATCAAGAAGTGGTAAAACAACCATGTTTGATTTCCTTGAGCCTGTCTGGTCTAAGACCTTTGATTTGATTAATGCTTGGCCTACAACACAAGACCAAACGCCACTTACAGGTGTAAAGCATTTTACTCTTGAAAACCCAGACAGTTTTACCGACCAAGGATTGTTAGGGACAATGCAAATTGATGCCCCTAATCCTGATTTTAGTAGGGCTGATAAAAGAGCCGCAGAAGCAGATGGTGAGGATTATGATATTCCCGAAACAATTGATAAAACAATTTATGGGAGTTTGTATGGTTCTGGTATTATTGCTTTTGATGAGTTTGAGCATTCTGGTATTTTCAAGGAGTCGCAACACAAACAAGAAACAGTCATGCTGTTTCAGAAGTTTATGAACCGTCTTGATTCTAAATCACATCTAATCAAGAAGCGTTTGACTAACTTTGGGAGAGATTTGATTGTTGATTCGCAACGCTCTCTTTGGGCTACGACGCTACCGCCCGAAGGATTGGAAAGAGTTATCTTAACAAAGGGTGTTTTTCAGCGTATGTGGCTTTATGTTCGTGAAATCCCTGAGTCTTTGAGGAGACAGATGGAAGAAGATTATTTGGACATGATTGGAGAAATTGTTGAAGATGATGGAGGGGCGGCACCATACCAAGAAGAGTTTGCTGAAATGCTTTACTCTTCATACAAGTGGGTTCAAGAGCGATTAGAAAAGGTTGATGGCGATAAGAGAAGGGTTCTGATAATGACCCCCGAAGCCAAAGGTGCAATCAAGATTGTTTGGTCTGCTATGAAAAAATACATGAATACCTTTGACGATAATATTTATGTTGCTATTAATACTTTCTTTATGAACATGATTAACAACATTTGTATTGCCGCCGCCCTTTGTGCTATTAGTGAAAGAAGTCATAAAATTACTGCCCGCCACATTAATCAAGGTAGGAGATTGACCGACCAATCTTTTGACTCTATCACAAAATGGTTTGAAGAGAAACTGAAAAAGCGACCCAAGCGTATGGCTGACAAGAATAACGAGAAAATGTTTATTAACGCCTACAATACTACACAACCAAAGACGACCATTGATGGTAGTGCGGGTTGGGTTGATAAGCGTTTAATGATTGAAGCATTCAGAAAGAATGAACAATGTGGAAGGAATAAATTTTATCGCCATTGGGAAAGTGTAAAGCATCTATTTGAAGAGGTTAGAAAAACAAAAACATATGTAAAATTAAAGGTGAAAGAAGATGAGTAATGTATTATCGTTTGATATTGAAACTAAAAACTTGAGTTATGATATTGGTGGGTGGGATAATACCCATCTATTCAAAGTTGCCTGTGTAACTACATGGGATGGGAATAAAGGTGTAATTTATATTGATGAGGAAATTGGCGACTTGAAAAAGGAAGAAAGTGTAGAAATTAAACCTCTTAGACAATTAAAATTTGATTTAGATGAACACTTCCAAAAGGGTGGAATTCTATTAGGGCATAACATTAATGCTTTTGATTTGCCTGTCCTTAGGGACGCTATGGATATTTATATCGTTAGAAAATATCTTGAGGATAAAGAATCTCGTTGTATTGATACCTCAGCGTATCTATTAAAAAACCACGGTAAAAGAATTCATTTGGATAATCTGGTTAAGAATACAATTTCTGACCAGAAAAATATGAGTAGTATTGATTCCGTATTTAAATGGAATGAAGGTTTGTATTCAAGTGTTGCAGACTATTGTTTAAAGGATTCACAATTAACTTATGATTTGTGGATGCATGGTAAGGAAAATGGTATTGTAAAATACTTTGATGAAGTAGAAAATAAGTTTGAAGAACTTAATGTTGAGTGGTAAAGACCCATAAAATAAAGAAAACTGGGAGTGGGGATTTTTGTCCCTGCTCCCTTTTTTCACGCCTATTTTTCAATTTTTTGATTTTTTGCGTTTTTTATTTAGAGGCACTTTATATTCTAATTTGGATTTTATCTTATGGTATAATTTGTATACACCTAAACCTATTGCCGTATAGATTGCTAATTCTAATATAATTAGTAATCCTAATACATATACTGAAACACAGAAGTCTTCCAAACAAACCTCGTGCATATCAATCACTAATAATCATATATCCTGCATTTATTACTCCACCAGTATCAACAACAGATTGTAAAGTCACATGTTCTTGAGGTGCTAATGTAATAACATTTGCTGCTGTAAGTTTAGGATGCCCTGGATGAACACCATTATCAATTACAAGTCCAACAATAGTGAGGGTTATCGGTGCGGCAGGGTCAATATTTTTAACATAAAGTATAGTTCCTGAGGGAGTTGGTGGTAATACTGTAGTATTTCCTGTAAGTGTATGTGTATAAATAACTGTTTTTGTTCCAGAAATAGCAGCGAGACCAGCCGCCCCAACCAATTCTAAAGAAATATTTTCATTAGCAGTTGAAGTAATAGTCCCTACTGATATGCTATTTGTAGTTGTATTGCCTCTTCCAGTAACTGTGGTTAATGTATCTGATTCAGTAGTTAAATATGTGCTGGTATCAATATCATAAGTTTCTGAACCAGTTCTTTTAACAAATCCCGTATCGCTATCAGGAATATCCGAATGCATAATTGCACCTGCGGCATTTACATTTGTAGCATCAGTAACATCTGCTCCGTCTTCTACATTAATCATAGTCCTTAAATTAGCAGGGGTAATTTCCTCAATAACACCTGCACCAGAAGAATCTCTTCCAAGAATGCGATTTGTTGCTGATACATTTTGAATTTTAGCGTAAGTAACTTCATCATCATCTAATACATCTTTATTAAAAGTAGACATTAGAAGTTGGAAACTATGCGTAGCAGATGCAGCCGCACCAGCCGCCACTTTAATTATAGCAATAGGAACATCCTCCTTTGCTAAATCTGCAACCTTTGGACTATTAACATTAAATGTTCCAACAGCAATACTAAGTTGTCCTGTTCCACTATTACCGCTTTGGTCAATATACAATAAATCATATCTATCATTAGATGTAGAATTAGCAGTAACTGTGGCTTGTCCATGAGAAGCAGTAGTTCCTAAAGTAATCTTAGTTCCTTGAGAACGATAAATAACAGGAGTTGCTAATGTGAAAACACCACTTGATTGTGTTAATGTTCCACTACTAACTACTCTTGAACCTGTTGCAGTATTCCATAATGTCTTAATTAGTCCACTATGCATTTTATCTACTGTGTCGTCTAAATTTCCTAATGTTCCTGTTGTTCCAAATGTTGTAATAATTCCTTCGTTTGATACCATCATACCACCTCTACTGATAAAATAAATTCTACCGAATCACTTGATGTAAATGGGCCGACCCCTCTAATAGCCACCCTTGCAAACATATTCCCACTTCCATCAAATACCCCGACCTCCTTAATAGTTTGCCCTGAAATATCTGAGCCTGTAAAGGTGGCCTTAAAATCTAATCCACTTTGCGTAGTAGTTACTGCACTTAATGTTGCTGACGCTACGGGTAAATCCAAGTCTGTTGCTAACGGGTTTGTTGAATCTCCGCCATTACCAATCTTCATCGTCGTATATGTTGTAGAGACTAAATCTCTAATTTTTGCTTTTCCTGTTTCTGTTATCATTTTATCACTCCGTTAAATCTTCGTTAAGAATTACTTCTTCTGTTAATGAACTTGATGTTTCAAATCCTAATTCCGAACTAAAGCCTAAGGTATTTGTAAATCCTAATAGCGACCCTGCTGTTCCTGTTTTAATAACCTTCAAGTTCAAAGGTTTGATTTCTGGAATAATTGCTTCTTGAACAATCGTGTTTCCTTCTTGGAAACGATTGCCTCTTTGGACTCCCTGAATCTCTCTCGTCTTAAGAGACAGGTCAGCAAAGCGACTTGCGAGACTTTGCGTGTATTTACCCACCGTAATGCGGGGAAGTTGTCCAAAGTTGTCCTCAATCTCAAGGACTTGATAGAAGCCCGTTTGAACATCAAGTGAGGGATAGTCCAATGTGATAACCTGCCCTGCTCTAAGGTAAGGGATTCGGGACTTAGACACATTGAAGGACACTTGACTTGAAAGGATTTCAACAACCTCTAATTCTTTGTTCGCTTTGTCTTGAGCCGCCTTAGAAGTTTGTAGGCTAAGGTCTGTAATTTCTAAAGTAATCTTTCTTCCTAAGTCACGAATTGACCTGTTATTCCTTGCTACTCCCCTTGCATTATCTCCATACACAATAACTTCATTGTAGAAGTCATATGATGATGTATCAATTCTAAGATTAACAACACCCTCACTTTCATCGTTTTCAGAAAATGTAAGATTGGTATATAGGTTATCAGAAAGTAAATCTCTTCCTTCTATCCTTTCTCCATTTACTAACAATCGTTTATTTTTTAAACCTAACAAATTGTTAATTGCATGGAAGCCGTTTGCGCCTGAAAAATTAGGTCCGATAAAATACATGTCACTTGTGGTGTCATAGTTTGTTTCAAACTGCACATCATTTTCTTCAAGAATTTCATTTACAATTTCATCTACTTCTTCTACTACATCTACTGCTGAAGCAATATTGCATCTTTTAGCAGATAGACTTACAGGAGAATTAAATAAAGAAACATCAAAAATTTCACCAAAAGATACCACACCTTTCATGTTATACATTTCAGATAGGTTAATAAAACGCTTGTTATTAAGAATATTAAAAGATACAGATAATCGTTCATCATTAATACCGTCAGTAATTAGCATATTTTTAGATGTTTCTGCTGTAATTGTTCCATCACTACCATCAGTAGTAATCATAGAACCTAATGTTCTTCTTAAAACATATTGTCTTTTATTTACATCTCCAGTTCCATCTACATCTAATAATGCATACATGGATAAAACTGCTTCATTAGTAACATCATCTTCTGCTTCAATACCACCATTAATAGGAGAATTGTTATGCTTACCTACTACTGTATAACATTCTCTTTTATTAGGGTTCTTAGTATATTTTTTATTTAAATTTAAAAGTTCTATATTGTTCGGAGTAAATTGGAAAGTGCAATCTTTAGCAATTCTCATTAGTCTATAATATGTAGATAACTGTGCCGTTCCGCTATAAGTAACATTATCTATTTCTAAATAATGAGTAACTGTTGCACCCGTAGTATTAATAGTATGGTTAATAATTTGATGAATATTAGATGGAGTTGTATTATTAACTTTTCTATCTGTCGGTTCTGAGGCTAAATAATATCCTGTTAAATCATTTACAAAATTAATCCACAAATTGTTTTTATTAAAGGGACCGTTATTTGTTGGAGTTGCAGCATTTTTACCGTTGTTTGCATGATTAGTTAAATCAGGGGTAGTAATTCTAATAATTGCTCTACCTTGAATTTGTGTATTACTTTTTAAACTTGTAGAAGATGGAATATTAGTAGTCTGAGTAATACTGTCTGTATCAAATACAGTAATATTTGAAGCACCTGTATTTAATACCATTTTAAAGTAAAATTCAGCACCCACCATGTTATCGGTATTTGAGGCAAACCCATGTCTATTAGCATCAAATAAACCTAAACTACCCACAGTTGAAGGCATACCGCTACCTGTATGTCCTTTTGTTTCATTCTTCCAAGATGTAGCGTTTGTAAAATCAAAAGCATATTTGATACTAAAGTATTTATTTGCTCCATCACCTTCAAGATAAGAAATGTGTAAGTTAGGAATAGTAGCACCATCATAATTAGATAATTCAACTTGATAACGATTACGACCCTCAGTATATTCTATTTTAGTATGATTATCCATTTTTAAATTTTTAATAATACCAATTGTATCAGTATATAATTGACTTGCACCAATACCAAGAGGATTTATAGTAGCATTAGCAGTATAACTAATGATAGTATCTTCATCCCATTGAGCAAGTTCATTTATAACTCTTGAAAGTTCAAAGTTATTATCATATGATTTAGTAGATAACCTTCCACCATTTCCATGATTAGAAGGTATGTCCTTTAAAAATTTATCATGTTTATTTGTCCTACTTCCTCCTGCCGAAAAGTAAATGGGTAAAATTAAATCATAACCAGTTTGTTTTACACCAGCATTATGAACAGTAGTAGGCGATAATTCATCTTTACCCAAGTATGCTAAATCACCGTTACTGCCTGGATTATTATCTCCAGTTGCACCAATAATAAAACCTAAATTCATTAGTCTCGGCCCATCCCCACTTGCGCTATTAGATAATGCATTTTTAAATGAACCATCATTAATTTTAAGTGCTGGACTGTCACCTGCCTTTACATTAGCAATATCATTATATTTTAAAAATCCAGTATAACTTCTTCCAAGAGTAGATGTAGAACCAATATTAGTCTCATAAATGTCTTGACCAGCCACATCTCCCCTAACATAAATTCTATGCTCGGTAGAAATATCTGCCGCATCTAAAGTAATAACTACATCTGCACCGCCACCGATACTACTACCTGCTATTGTTAAGGTATTACTTGTCGTATATCCTGAACCTCTATGTTTTACAGTAACTCCTGTAATTCGTGCGCTTGCATATTCATAAGGAGTAATTGCAGTAACTGTTCCACTACCATTAACTACTACTGTTAATTTTAAATTAGAACCAGATGAACTGCTTACCCCAACATTGTTATAAGTATTTCCTGTTCTGCCTCCATCTGTTCCACCAGAAGTAATCCTACCTACTAAATCTGAAGCAGTAATAACTCCTGTAAGACTAACCCATGCCGCATCATCAGAATTATTATGTGGGTTTTTATCAAGGACTCTACCTAATTCTTCAACATCATATTCTCCAAATTTATTAGTTGAACCTGTATTAAAATTAATAAAGTCCGTGTATAAATATCCGCTATAAATATTTTTAGAAGCACCTGCTTTTGGTGCTCTATCTACTTGATAAAATGCATAGCCTTCAGCACCTGACGGTGGGTTAGTATCAACAGGATAAGTAGTAGAAGAAGAAATAAATTCAATACCAAATCCAGTAACTGAAGGTTCTCCATAAGCAGAACCAGCAGTTAAATCTTGCAATTCTGGTTCATGTTCAATAATACTACCAGCAGGTGCAACAACTGAATACTCGCTCAATTCTGTTTTTACTTCAGTTGGTAAATTTTCATAATCTACTTCATTGAAATGCCAATCATAAGTTGCTTCAATTAGTCTTACTAAACCAAATCTTCTTAATTCTGAAGTATTTACATTTGAAGATTGTATAGGTAAAATTTCAAAAGAAGCATCTGAAACTAAATTAGAAGGTGTTGAACCTTTATAATTTTCGTGATTAGTAGTTGTTAATGAATCCGAACCTTGTGATTTTAAAACAACTGAATATTTTTGTAAATTTCTATTTGCATATCCGATACTATTTGTTCTTTTATAACTATCTGGATAAATGTCCCCAGTAGAAAATAAATAAAAATTTTCAGTATTTCTATCAAAAGATTCAAATGATTGTCTTGATTTAGTTAAAGACCAACTACTAAAATCAGCAGCAGGTTTTCCTCCTCTTCTTGAAATTTGAGGATAATAACTTCTAAGACTATTATTTCTATCTTCAAAGGTTTGAACAACTGCCTTTGTTTTAACATAATGAACACTTGCTAATGTATCTGACATTTTATCTATGTCCCAAAATCTTGAGCCAATAATAGGATAAAAACCATCTCTACTTTCAGGAGAACCTAACTTTTGATAATGATTAGTAAAATTAGTTTCTGTTCCGAAATCAACCCCAACGCCGTCATAGTTAATTCTCTGTGCAATAGCATAACCCTTCACAGGACTTTTTTCTCCATACATTAAATTTTGAAACCATCCAGTATCTACTACTCTATTAGTAGGAGTAAAAATATCATCCTTTTTCATATCCCATACTTTGTCAAGATATTCTGAATCCCAAAATAAGTCTGCTGTTTGAAGACCTGAATATCTCCAAATAAAAGCACCAAAGTTATCTTCAAGTCTATAATCAATAGAATCTACACCCGATGAAAAATCCTTGTAGCCAGGACTTCTAAATGTAATACTTGCTCCTACTGAACTTGTTTCACTATCTAATAAATGTAAAAATCCTCCGTTAGATAACCCTTGCGTATTTACAAAGTATAAACCATTACCATTACTAATTCTTGTGTCTGATGTATTAGAAGATGTTTTTGCTAATACTACTGGAAAAATAGGTGCAAGACTTAAAATTGATTCATTTTCTGATACTTGTCTTCCAACAACAGCAAATTCAGTAGAACTACTTATGGTATCATTTTGTGTAATATTAGTTTCAGCCTTATCAGAAGAAATACTAAATCTGTAATCTGCAAAATTAGTATTAGATTTACTTCCAGAAATATTTGAAATAGGATAACCAATTGAAAATTTACTTTCATTTGCTGATGCTTCTACTAAATCAGAATCATATGCTCCTGTTGTAATACTAATTTTTTCTCCACTTCTATAAATAATACCTTTATTAGAACACCCAGTTAAAGTTGTAGGAAATATAGAATCACTCGTGTTTGCTGATAATGCTTTTCCTAATGATGTAGCCTTTTTAGAATACTTGAGATTAACAGCACCATAATCTTTATTGTAAGATGAATAAAGGGTAGGTTCAGTTAGTGTAATTTCAATAGCCTTTGCATTTGAAGTAAATGCTACATGTGCGCTTCCATTCCAATATGTTCCTAATGTAAAACCTCCACTACCACCTGTTTTAATAGCAGTAGCACTTACAATACCCAATAGTTTAGTCTGCGCTTTAAGTGTGCAATAAATAACATCTCCTACTCCAAATTCAAGGGTTGGTGTGGTAGAGGTGCTATTAGAAGAAACAACAATAGTAGTAGAACCCATATCAAAGTCCTGAATATATACCGTTCCCGACTGAGTATTCATGTCTGCTTCAGGGGAAACGGTTGTAAAAATGTAGTCTTTAGTGTGTGTAAAGTTTTTATTGACCACCGAATCTAACAAACGGTTGGTATAATCTCTACCTGAAATATCATAACTAACTATACCACCCTGAATATTGCTCTTAATTGACTCAATGTAGCCATCAAATACTTTATCTAAATGTAGAATATCCCCGTTAATATAACTATAAAGTTCAGGAATATTAGGAACGGTATTTCTTGAAGCGGTTCCTCGGATTCTCGTTCTTATTTGATACCCATCATAAGTGGTAGTCTTTGGTTTTACATAATTTAAATTCTTATCTCCGTAATTTAAATCAAAAGTAAAACCTGTAAGTTCTTTATCACGAACCAAAACTTCTGTATTTGCAATAAAGTTATCAACTCCAGAAACTGTATTACCGTTTCTTTTAATATTAGCACCATCATATTCCGTATCAATATCAAATCCTGCGACAATTACTCCTTCCTTGTTCATAAACGGATATACAAATGCATTACCATCCTCAATAGCATCCAAACTCCAATTTGAAGAAGTGGCTGTCCATGTATAGTCGGTTCTTATATTTCTATAATGTGTAATAGCAAAAATTTGTTCATAACCATTAACACCAATAGTGGGCGCACTTGTAAAATCTCCCGCAAAAATAAAATCTCCTACTCTAAGTTTATTTGTATTTTCTGTAGTTACAAGTGAACTACCCCAAATATCTCTAAAGTCTTGTCCAACATTTAGTTGTGTAAAAGTTAATGACCAGCCCGTAGTGCTTGAAGAAACAACTCCAGGCAATTGGACATTCATAGCACCGCTATAATCTTCAGAATTAATTTCTTTCTTCACAAGAACATTATCAAAATTTTTCAATTTAAAATTTAGAATTTTGTTAGCATCTGGAAATTTCATTTCCATAAAATTACCAATGGAGGCAACAGAATCAAATAAATCAATATACTGAATATGAGGTAGATGATAATTTTTTAAATCAGAATTTTCATAAGTTACAATTCTTTTAACTGGTGAATCATATGTATTAGAACTAACACCTGTTGATGTGTTATGGGTATCTCTCATTGAATTAATAAATGAATCACTCCATTTTCCTAATTGAATTGCAGTTGTTTTATTGTATGTATTGGTAGTCCAATTACTAACGGGAGTTCTATTAGAAATAGCATTAGAGTATGATGAGTCAGCAAGAACAGAAATTGTTCTATCTGCTTCTGCTAAACTATCTACCAATTCACCATATTGAGAATATCCCGTTTTATCTATAATATATCCTCCATAGTCTGAAGTGGTTAAAAAGTGAACAGTAGTTCCATGAGCAGAAATTCCTGGTGTTGCCCCTACATCAGATTGCGAAGCAGTATATTTTAAACCAAAATCTAATTTTAAAGTAGAACTAATTTCATAGGCCATATTTTTAATTATTCTATATTTAGTGTTTGCTGAAAGTTTATCCTTATCACATCTATCTTCGTAAAAATAAAAGGTAGGTCTGCTAACTTCAACATATGTATCGTGTCTTCCATCAGAATCGTCGGCATCTCCTAACAATCCATAACCTACTGCTACAATATGTGTATCACTTGCAGCAGGACCTTTGTAAATACTAATTTTTGTATCTTTTGGAATATCACCTACAAACGCAGGGGCAAAATCAAAACCATCTCCAAAAGTTTCATAGGTATGCAGTTCTGTAATTTTAGCAAGGTGGTGATTTTTTGCATCATCGGCATGAATTAAAACAAAGTAATCATAAGTAGTGTCAAGAGAGCCTGAAGAAATTAAATTAGATAAAGCACCTTGCCCTTCCAAATTAATTCTATTACCACTTGATGATGCAGAAACAGTAAGATAACTTTCAATATTTGTGTCATAGGGATAAAGTCTGTTTAAAATTGTATCAACTTCTCCATCAGCATTAAACGCATCAATGTTAGAAATTTCAAAAACTGAATCACTATTTACAGTAGCGGTAGGTGCGTTATGAATTTCATAACAATTAATACTTTTTACTCCTGCGGTAAGAATTTCTGTGCTACCAACAGTAATAATTCTGGGATTAAGACTAACATTAGTAAATGCACTCTTAATAGTGCTACTATCATTATAAATTAATTCTGTATAATTAGGAGAAATGTAAGGCCAAGCAATAGGACTAAGTAAAGGAACTCCTTTATTTAATGCAATAATTTGAGAAATATTAACATTTGTTACTGCTCTACCCATTTAATTTCCTCCCTTCATTAAAATCATAGTATAGTTTAATTGATTCTTTTGGTGCAATTGGATTAAATAAAGATGTAAATGTATTTGTGTATTCATCTGTAAATACAATATAATTCATTTCTCCCATGTATTGTGTTTTTCTATCATTGGGATAACTTAACGATGCATTCTTTCCAATATAAATATCACTCTCATCCAATGAAAACTTTCCTGTTGTTGCACCGTGAGTTCCAGATGCAATCTCAACACCGTTATAAAAAATACTCATTCGTCTTGTAGCCTCTTCATATCCTACTGCAACATGGGCTGATGTTTGAATATACATAGGTTCACGATGAACAGGGACATAAACTTTAGAACCGTTTGTTAATGTTGGTGCAGTAGAACCTGCGGGTAATGCATTCATAACAATAGAATGATGTGTAATAACTCCCGCTTTAGGAACATGAGTAGCAACTGTTCCCAATGACTCTCCCCTATCATTAAATATTTCACAACCAACAGGAATAGCATTTTGAGGTGTAGGTGCATCTGTGGGTATAGGGTCATTAAATGTAAGACTAACTACTCTTGTTGAACTGTCATATGCAGAAGTAGGTGTTGAAGCAGGTGTTACTTTTAATGTATATCCTTCATAATATCCCCCACCACTATGATAAAATTTCTTTTGTCCTGCTTCTCTTCCAATGATTTTAAAACCCTTGTATAAAAATTGTAAGTGATAGTTATTCCATAATGTAATTGCTGAACCCTGTTCAGAATTATTTGTAACAACACTTGACATATCATGATAATGATGCTTACGACTTGTAAATACAGTAGGTGATTCAAGAGTAGTTTCTGTTCCATTTACAGTTAGTTTAAATTGAATTTTATATTCAGCAGGATTATTTTGGTTATAAGTAGTTGTATTTACTAAAGAAACTTTTAAGTTTGTATTATGGAATAAACACATAGCGTGGTCATACCTTTGGTTATTAGGTAAATATCTTTGGTCTTGATTATCTGCAAGTGCTGAAACACTATCTGCTACTGCTGGCATAGTTTTGCGATTTGAGTTATTACCAGCACCACCATTATCTGTTAGATTAACTTGAGTCTCAGCAGTATTATCACCATAACCATTTACATCATATGGCTTAATTACAAACTGACAAGTAAATGAACCTTCGGTTGCCCAAAGACCCGTATTAACTTCCCCATTATGTTTTGAATAATCAATTAAAATATGTGCATCACACATTGTAGGAAAAACTAAACATTTGTTGTCCTTGTTATAAACGCTAAATGTCATTGTAACCCCTCAAATAACTAATGCTACTTCAAAATCTAAGTTAAATTGCACGAAAGGTTGTCCAGCAGTTAGTGTTGTGCTAAAACTTCTAATGAATCCCCTGAGTCCTGTAATCTCTTCTGTATCTTGAATTGGGCTAGGAAAATTTTGATGGCCTGGAATTGCATTAAATATTGTTCCTTTGTTATCCTGATTTCTAACTTTGTATGTAAATGGAATTAAAGGTAGATGTTCAACAGGTGATAAATTAGTAGGGTCGTCTTTTTCTGGTAAATAAGAATAATATTCATATTTATGGTCTACTCTACTTGGAATTAAAATAATTAATTCGTTTAAAGTTTGATGTTTTTGAAATCCTGAAGAATCAACAAATGAATGTAATAATTGAGCCACTTCAAATGCTGTCATTTCAACTGTTGGACTTTCTTCTTCTCCATCTTCTACATCGTCAAATACTTTATTAATAACTTGATTAGTAATAATTCCTGACATATTGATTGTTTTACTCGCCATTCCTAAATCCATAGCAATAGTTTGCGACTCACCTGTAATAACACCCATACCTGGAATTGGAACAGAAGGAATAGTTCTTCCTGTTGAAATACCAATAGTTTCACATTTTAAACCAATACGGTTTGTTTCAAAATTATTACTTGTATGGTCTGGGTGTCTTGCTTTTAGATTAAGAAAAACATGATGTAATGGCTTGCTACTATCATCATTTGACATAGCATCTGTAACATAATTTGTATTATAAATTGTCATTTAATCACCTAAACATTCTTGTATTTCCTACACGATTTCCTCTATTATTAATTATATCTCCAAGTCTATTTCCAATATCTCGGAGTTCAGTTTCACTTGCACCAACTCTACCATTAATGTGAATATTAACTGTTCCTCCCAATTGATGATTAGGAGTAACATATTGACCTGCGGCCAATGAAACTAATTCTGGTCCTTGTTCACCTACAAGGTATGTTCCTGATTTATTAATTGGTCCTCCCATCGCTTTAGCACCTGCTATCATATCAACACCAGCACCTAAACCATATCCTGCTACTGCACCAATAATAGCACCGACAGGACCTCCTACTGCAAATCCAATTGTAGCACCTACCTTTGCACCACCTGATTTCATAAAAGAACCTAATAATGGAACATTTAAAATAGCATCAATTAATTTATCAAGACCTTCTTGAACAGCATCACGAGTTCCTCTGGTAACCATATTACCAAGAGAAACAAAAAGACCACCCAATACAAATTTAAACACACCACCAATTAAAGAAGTAAGAACACCACCAATACCATTTAACAAAAAGTCTGCAAATGTAAATATCAAATCACCTAATGCTTTGAATGATTCAGTCCTATTACCTGTTAATAGAACAGTAAAGAAAGTAAATAAGGCGGCACCAAACACAATAAGTTTTGAAAATGCTTCTACAATTGCTTCATAGATAGATATAGCGAATCTTGCAAATTGACTAAAGTATTCAACTACTAAATCAATAACTCCTAATGTCTTAAGAAGCATTAGTAAGCCTATAATTAAACCACCATAAATAATGGCGGCTCTTAAAAATGTCATTAGTGAAGAAAAAATACCTCTAAAATTAATACCCTTTATTGCTTCATAGCGTTCTTTTGCCTTTTGGAAAAATTTAGTTTTCTCAATATGTTCCATTAGCGTTAATTGTTTTTTATTTACATCTTTAATTTCTGCTTCATCACCTGATAAAACTGTTTTAACACCCTGAGATTGAAGTTCAACTTTTTGTTTATTTCGTTTTTCAAGAGTTTCTTTCTTTTCCTCACCAAGTAATTTTGCTCTTTCTTCTGCTTCATCTTTTATTTGTGCTGCTTCTTTTAGTTTTTCTCTTAAAATAACTTTATCCGCTTCATCAGTTGCAGCATTAAATTCTTCTCTTATTCTAATATATTCTTCATTTGCTTCTTTCTCTTCTTTTACTGCTACCTTAGTATCTTCTTGAAGTTGTCTAAAATTAGCATGAGTATCATACAATTCTGCAAACAATCCTTCTTGCTCTTTTGTTAATTTTCTAAACATTGATGTTCTACTATTTGGGTCCATAGCATCTATTGGTGCTTGTTGTCCAAATTTACCAAAAGCAAGTTTTCCACCACTACGGAATATATTAGCAATTTTTCTTGAACCCCCACCTGCAAATAAACCTCCTGGATTAAAACCAAATTTTCCTCCAGCCACTTCAGTTAAAGTCCTAAGAACTCCGCCTCTTGGATTAAAGAATTTTTCAGATGCACTAAGTTCACTTTCAAAATCTCGCCTCATGGCTTCTCCTCTAATCTCTCTTCTAATACCTGCATTTCTTATTAGATTACTTTGAGCAGTTTCAATTTTAGTAGACATTTTTTCAATTGCTTGTGTTCTACCAAAAATACCTTCCAAGTATCTAAATTGGTCAGACATAAAGAAAGCCTGCCTTTCAGCAGATGTAGCACTTCCCGCTTGAATTTTATTAAGTGTTTCTTGAGCCTTTGCTAGTCTTTCTCTTTCAATAATTTGGTCTTTAATTAATTGAATTTGTTTTGTTTCTCTCTCTACTTGTTCATTTAATCTCTTCTCTTGAAATTGAAAGAAGTTAGAAAATGCACGAATCCTGTTCTGAATTTTCCAAAAACCTGTTCCTGAAGTAAGACGAGAAACGACAGTCCATGCTTGACCAGAAGCATTTGCAGTAGAAGATAAATCTAAGAAGGTCTGCTTTAATTTACCGCTTTCTGCGGCACTTTTTCTAATAGATTCTGTTAAATTATTAAAGGTGTCTTTTAGAACTTCAGCATCTCTTTCGGCTTGGCTTGCCATATTAATTCACCTTTTTCAAACTTTCTTGTATTTTATCTGCTTTAAATGATTCTATTTCTTGATGCACTAATAGTAATTCTTGAACTAAACTTATAGGTAAATCAAATACTTCTTTTGGACTCATATTGAGATGTTTTGCTAATGTATAAAGAGTAAGTCGGGATGCTACTTTAGGATTGTCTACTTTTCCTGTTCTAATAGCACTCCTTATTGCTCTTTTAAATCAGCATCACCCTCCAAGATTGCGAAGGGGTCTGGAAGAATATCTCTAATTTGTTTTCCTACATATGGCTTAAGACGAACTAAATCTAATGCGGTTAGGTGAGGTTCGGTTTTGTGGACAAAAGCATCCCATAAATATCTATAAACTTCGTTCATATCAAGATTAACTTCTTGCTTACCCATATTCATGTTAAATAATTTCATCTGTGCTTTTTCTAATTGTAGATATGTTGGCTCTTTAATCCATACTTTAATGTATTCTTCTTCAACAGGGTCAATTCTAACATAATGTAATTCAGATTCGTTCCCTACCAACAATTTACTTTTATCGCTCAAAACCTTTTTTTGTTCCATAATATTCACCTTTTTTCATAATATTTCATCCCCTTAAGATTGCATAACCCAATGAGTCGTAGTGCTAACGCTATTGACTCTTAACGGCATGATTGTAAAGTCTACTAATACTGGACCTCTATCATCTTGCAAAGGCCAGTTTGTTGTAGAAATCATGTAGTCGTCAAAGTTTAGAGTAATGCTTTCACCATTTTCTTTAGTAAATTCTAAATCAATTAGTGCATCACCCAATGCAACACGATTCGGGGAGAGTTTTCTAAGTTCATCAAAGATTCTTCTATCGGTAACTAATGCGGTAATAGTTACTTCATAGGTTCTTTGACCCGTAACATAGTCTTTAATACGGTTGTTGTATTGTCCAACATATCTTTTGTCAGCAACACCATTTTGGATGTTGAGAGAAAAGGAGGAAACCTTGAGGAATTCCTGTCCAAATAATGAAATGCTACCGTTGCTGAAAAAGAATGGGTCTAAGAAACTTTGTTCAATTTGTGTATTAACGCCAGTCTGTTGTCCAAAGTTAAGCAAATTCTTAAACTCCGTAGTGTCGTTATTTGTAGAATCATAACACTTTCCAACATAACCATCGGGTGCTTCAAAGACAGTCTTACTGTTAAGATTAATAGAAGCCTTAAGTTCTTCATTTTCATTTGCACTCAAGGACATATCAGAAACAACCAAGCGAGGATAGATTTGAGCATACACGCTTTCGTTGTATGTGTTTCTATCAACCATTAATGATTGAGAAGTTCCATCCAAAACAGATGGCTTTTGAACCAATAACTCCATAGCAAACGAGGGGAGTTTAGCATCGTTGCTCTCAGCCAAAGTATATGTAATACCATCCTGTAATGCCCCACTTGAGACATTAGTTGTTGGGGCAGTAACTAAAAATGCGCTGGTGTTTGGTAATAGCGGAGGACACAGAGCAGTAGAACCTTTTAAAGTTCTGTGGAATTTTCCATTAAGAGTTGTATGTCCTGAAGATGCTCTATCATCAGCATCAGTATTAACACCTGCATAAAGTAAATGGTTTGAAGCGGTATCAGCAGAATCAATTTGGAAATTGTTAGTGTGGGTTCTATCTGCCGTTTTAGTAGCAGAAACACTTGACAAACTTCCGAATGCATAAAGCAACCAAGCACCGTGATTTAAATTAATATCAAGTGATGCTTGACCCGAAGTTTCCATACCCTTATATTGATAACTAAAGTTTCTCGTTCCACCCAAAGACAAATTCATTTGCTTCATCTCAATATCTGTTGTAGGGTAAGTAATAGAATTAGTTAAACCAAGCCAATGATTAGAAAGTGTTCTTGGGGACACTCTATAAACTGTCGTATGCCCATTACCATCTGTAATTCTTTTACCCAAGAAAATATGTTCCCCATTAGCAGGATTATCAGATGCAGCAATTAGGCCCACTTTAACAGTAGTAGAAGTAGTAGAAATAACTCTACCCGCCTGAGTAGACGAAGATACCGTCGCTGATGAATGAATACTAATCCAATCACCAGCAGTAAGAGTTCCAGTTAAATTAACTGAAGTAGTAATTGTGCTAATGCTTGTTGAAGCAAGAGAGGGAGTTCCACTTACAGTCCCGATTGAAGAAGTAATAAGATGTAAATGTGTTGAAGAGGATGTAGGGTCAGTAATAGTAGCCGTTAAACTTCCGTCAGTAGAAGTAGTAATAACTCTACCTACTTCGGTCCCCGATGAATTTCTAATAATATCACCAATAACAAACTTTTGCCCATTACCTAAAACAGAACCAATAGTAGAGTCGCCAGCATTTGTGCTGGTTACTGCACTATCAATTAATTCATATGAATGAGGTGCAGGCACAACTGCCCCATTTGCTTCTAACACAATATAACCTCTTGGGTTTGTTGCAGTAGGTGTGTCTTTATTATACAATGATTTAAAATCATCAATATTACCTGAAAAATAAATAGCATCTGCATCATTAGCGGCCACTCTTGCTGTAAATCTAAGAGTTGCGGCTGATGAATCAGTAGTGTAATAAAATTTAGCGGTGCAACCGATATACAAATCAGGAACTAATTCATAATAATCGGAAAACTTTTTTGTTGTTCCGATAGTTACTCCTGTTCCATCTAAAGCATAACCAAGAGAATACTTGATTAAATGACTTCTGTTCGTTCCTGTTCTTCCTAAGGTTGGGCCGAAGGGCATATAGCCTAAGAATAATTCACTTTCGGGAATCATCGTAACGCTTTGTCCTGAACCCATCCATACTTCATTTGATACCATTTTTGTTCACCTTTTACTTACTTTTTGTCTACACAGGTTGTGCAAATCTTTTCATAACAACATTTATTTTATATCCAAAAATTCTATTCTTCTTGTCATTACTTTCTGTTCTATCGCCAAATGTTATGACATGAATATTTTCATAAAGTATAGAGCCTGACCTGAACCAACCTCGCCTCTTCTGTTCAATGATATATCTAACAAGTAAATAAAGGCTACGGATTCTTTTAGTTCCAAAATCGCTTGTAGGACTTACTCTTGTATCATCATTGAGTATTCTATCGTCTTGCCTCGTTCTAATACTGATTGACATATTGAATGTTTCAGTTCTATAATCATATGCAAGAGAAGGATATTCAATACTATTTGATGCTTCAGAAACAACAATAATATCTCGTGAATAAATATAAGTGTCTGCGTTTGTAGATTCTTTTTTACTTGCGGTATTAATTCTATTACCACCTAAAGACCTACCTTTAGAGTCGGTGCTTTTACCAGCAGACATATCTCTAATATCTAAAATAATAGGGTGAACAGCATGAACATCCTCTAATGTTCCATTACCTCCCGTAGTTTTTAATGCAGAAATAGCAGCATTCCAATTTTCATCAAGTAATTTAACTAAGTATTCAGTTTCACTCACCAAGAATATCCCTCCTAATTCTTCTTGCTATTTCTTGGCTTACCTCATGGTCAATAATTTTTGCCATAACTTCTTCACTAATTTGTGCCCCTAAAAATTGTTTTGTAAATTCTTGTATTTGCTGGTTGTCTTCAATAATTTTTCTACGAATATCACTAATATCTTCTTTAAGTTTGATAATTGCGTCAATATCCTTTTCATTAAAAAACATATCAATCACTATCTATCAAATATATTAGACGCTTCTTCATATTTAAAATCTTTTCAACTTCCTGCTTATATGTATCAAACTTGGTTTTAATATCCAAACCTGATTCCGCAGATTCTCCTAATAACAAAGTATTATCATCAGAAGACATTAATTCACACGCTACTAATTTTGTAGCGGCTTCTGTAATAATTGCAGGGACTGTTTGTTTGCCCGTTTGATAAGTGCACTTTAATGAATGCTTAACTTGGTATGGGTATGTGGTTCTAAAGAAGACTGTTCCTGTTGGGTTGTCTAACCACCAATCGTTATCACGACCACGACTTTCATTATCTGCAAAGTCAGTTTTAGATAGTCCACTACCAGAAACAGTAATTGTGCAGTTTTTACCATCGTCGGAAGGCAATAAAGAGGAGATTAAAATTGAGTTATCTTCTTCTAATGAAGCATAAAAGAACTTGCTAATGTTTGAACCTGCCGTTCCTTGAAAGGATTTCTTACCATTAGAACCAGTAAAATCTCTTGTATTAACAGGAACTTGTTCATTAATCAAATAAACAATTTCTTGAGCAGTAGTAGTATTACCATATGTGCTATTAAAAGAACCTGCACTTGTGGGATGCGATAGTAAAGTAAAAGTTTCTCCGCTATTAGGAAGACGCAAAACAATGTTTGTAATGTTGGTATAGTCAGTCACATTAATGGTAGCAGTAGCACCTGCTAACTCTTCCCAAGCATTTCCTTTCCATGCACAAAGTCTTAACACCTTTCTAATATCCTCACGATGTAGGCGAATAAGTCCTACATAATCTGTGTGTCTGTAATCGGGACTATAACGATACATTCGTTCCCATTGAAAATCAAAATCATGGAACTCATTTTCTACAATTGTTGGCCTCCAAGATTGCTTAGTATATTCATCAATATAATCTTCAGCCCTTCTAATATATTCACCAACGGTGGCTAATGTAGGAATGGTATCAGCAGTAAATGGTGCAATACCTAATAGGTCTGTAATCTTGGACATGTTTGTATAATGTCCAACACCGCTATCATAGTTTAGTGTATTTAAACCTGTATCGGAGGGTCTAATAATCATTTAATAACCCCCATCAAAACTTGCATATTGCGTTTAACTTCTTGGAAAAATTCATAGCGAAGTTCATCAACAGGATTAGCCCTGTATGAAATGTCCTGTTCTTTACCTTGATATGTCATAAATTTACCCCTTAAGGCTTTTTGTGATGATGTTTCACCTAATGCGCCTGGGTATTTTGGTGCTTTACCACCCTGAATTTTGTATGAAATTGTAGAGGTTGCCGTAGATTTCCAAGAAATTTTTCCTTTTAATTGTGCTTGTCTGTTCATGTAGTCTAAAGACAATACTAATTTTTTAGAAGTTAAAGTAATTTTACCTAAGCGGCCATCGTTAAATGCTTTGTCTCTTAGCATATCTTCTGCAATTCCTCTTTCTAAATTTAATTTGGGAATAATTGCTAATAATTTTGTTTTATCAATTAATTTATTACCTTTTTGTTTAAGGATAGCATTCCAATAATTTGTAATAATTACTTTATATTGTTTAATTGCAATTCTCGTTTCTTCATTAACTGAATCACCTTCAATATTTTTAATTATTTCAATTAAATTATCCGTATCTCTTTCTAAATCATCCATAGTATCTGCATCTGAAAGTGTTTCATCTCTTCCAAGAAGTTGTTTTAGTAGTCCAGCAAATCTTTTAACCGACTTTCTAAAACTTGGAGTGTTAATTTTTTCTTCTGCGGCCTTTCTTGCACTCTTAATACTGTTCTTTAGAAGTGGAATACTTACCACGCTTTTATCAAAATTATCCTTGTCGTCAATAATGCTAAGTAATGCTTCAACAACCTTTTGGTTATCTGCAATATTTTCTAACATTTCCATTTCTTCTCCAACGCCTTCAACCATTGAACCGATTAATCTACCTTCACCTTCTTCATCAGTTGAACCTGCTTCTTCTTGTTCAATCTCTAATTCTCTTTCTTCTGCCGCTTCCTGTCTTTCTTGTTCTGAAGCAATATTACGGCGAGACTCGCTTTCTATTTCTTTTAATCTTTCCTTCCTATCATCTTCAGATAATTCTGAAAGGTCTTCAATTTCTTCTTCAAAGCCTTGAATAATATCCATATTTTCCTCAATAAAAATATCTAAAAAGCCCGCTAAATTACTAAGTTTTTCCATTTGTTTTATAATATTTTTACCTAAATTGGTTCTACTGCTGGTAAGTTTTTCAATAAAAGTTAAATAATCATACTTAAATTTATCACCACTAAAAAATAACTTTGTATTAAGTTCAAGTAATAGGCTTTCAGTCCTTTCATCAAATAAAGACTGACCTAAATCCTTTTCTTCGGCTTCCTTTAAGTCCTTTATTAAATTTAAAAACTCTACAAGGATGTTAAATTTACCTCGTGTTAAAAATTTTCGGGCAGCATTTTTTGCCGCTTCGTCAGGAGAAGTTTTAGTTCTCATTCCGTATCTTGTTAAAACTGGACCAATATTTTTAAAAATATCTTGTGCTTCAAGTAACGGAAGTTCTTCCTTAAATTCATTATTACTTTTTAAGTTAATAACATAGTCAATATTAATATCTCCCCTTTTAGTGCCTCTTTCCTTAACCTGACTAATTACATCAGTAGAAGTAGCACCAACTTCTGCGGCAAAAGCACTTTCCATACTTACCCCCTTATCTTTAAAGTCTAATTGAATTTTTAACTTTGCTTGGGTAGCATCAGATTTGCCTGCAATTTTAAATACATCATCTGAAATTAATCTTTGTTCTTCCCAATCAGTAACATAATTTAGTAAATTTTCTTTACTAATTCTAACGGGATTATCTTTTAAATCTGGCTTTTCAAGAGTAGTTTCGGTAATTGTAAATTCTGCTTGCTGATTTAAGAAAGGTTGAATATTTTTACTATACCATCTTTTGACAATAAATTGGAATAAATTAGTTAGTTTTTTCTTATCAGCCATTTTATTTTTAATAGAATCAGTTATTGCTGATACGCCATCGTATGTAGTTTCTCCAATAGTAAGGGGGTAGTCAAGTTCTTTAATAATATCTAAAAATCTTTTAGTAGGAAGATTATTATTAGATAATAAATCAACCAATCTAATTTCAACATCAATACTTTCATCTGAAAGTTGTGCAAATTTATTATCAATAATTGCAGGAATTCCTAACATTTTAATATATTCTCTTTCTTTACGCTCAACCATTTCTTTAAACTCTTCATATGATAACATATCTGAGCCATAAAGTTGTTCATATTCTTCTTTAGAACGAGCCTCATTTGTAATAGTAACTTCTCTAACAATACCTAAAGCAATTTTTTGTCTATCGGTTAAACCTTCACCAGAAAGTTCAACAACAGAATAGAACTGTTCAACCTTTGGGTCATTTTCCATAACTTGACGAAGTGTAATATCATCATTATATGCTCTTTTTCTGGTTGTTTCTAATTCTTTTAATAACCCCTCAACCACACTAATAGCATCTGCTAAATCCTTTTCTGCCTTTTCCTTAAGTTCTCCTTTAGCATCCTTAAGTTCTTCTTTACGGCGGTCTGCATTTATTCTTGCAACCTTAAGTTCTTCTCTTAATTCCCAATAAACATTTTGTTTATCTGTTTCAATTTGAAGGCTTGGCTTATTAGTTAAATTTTTACCGTATTTCAGTTTAATAGTTTCAGGTTCACCTGTATCATTGTTAATTCTTGTAACTTCGGGTTTGTCAAAAGACTGTTCAGCCTCTTTACCATCCTCATCTTCATAATAGCGATTATTATTTAAGTCGCCCAAAGATGTGTTTAGAAGAATATTTAATGCTTGCTCATTAATAGTATCAAATGTATTAATATCAAAATCAGGAACTCGTCGCTTCCAATCTTCTTTAGAAGTAGCCCAAGAAATAATACCTTTCTTCGCAATTTTTTGCTTTGTATACCCACCACCCGTGAGAATGTTAGGCATTAAAAAGTTGTAAAACAAATTTAATGCGGTATTTTTATCCCACGAATAACCATCTTCAAACACGCCACGAAAGCGGCCTACTTCTGTTTCCATTTATATCGCCTCAGCAATACAAAACAAAGGCTTCAAGGTTAGTCCAATTATCACATTCAACTCTAAGTCCACTATGACAAAGAATTCCATCATCTCCTAACTTAAAAATAAAGTGAGGATTTGTATTGGAAATAATTAGAGAAATTCTCATGACTAAATTTGTTGTTCCTGTTCCTGTATTGTCTGAGTAGATAGAAATAATTTGGTCGCCTGAACCGTCACCAATTGTTGCATCTGCATCAATAGCACTAACAACAATACCTGCAAATGTGCAAGGATTTTCTCTTCTTGAAGATAAAGAGGCGGGTAATAGTTCTACAACATTAGTATCGCCAGTTATTCTTTTGCTTTGGATTCTGCCCATATAATCACCTTTCTTAAATTAAGGGAGGAAGCCGCCACTTATTAAAGTAGCGACAACCTCTCCTTCAATTCAATCTTCTAATAGGGAAATTAACTTAGCCTTTGTATCAAGAGGTTTATATTCAATACCTCTTTCATCACAAAGAGCCTGTAATTCAGCCTTTTTCAAGGTGGACAAGTCAATGGATTCATCAACCACTTCTAAGGTTTCTTCAACCTCTTCAACGGTTTCTTCCACAACTTCTTCAACGGTTTCATTAGCAGATGCCTCAACCGTTTCTTCTTCAAGAGATTCAACTTCCCAACCTGCGGCATTTCGGACTTTATTGTAGACTTGAGGGGAAACCTCATACCAAGTATTAGGGTAATAAAGCGTTCCATAAATCCTACAAGGACTCAATGTATGTCTAATGCGAAACATCTAAACACCTCAAAGGCCAATTTGTCCAACTAAACGAACACGAATAGTCCCAACATTTCCTGTTGCTTGAGCACCAGAAGAAGCCGTATGACACTTCAAAACCAAGTGGTCTGCAATTTTCGTATTTCCATCAGTTCCCAATTCAACCGTAAAGTTAAGACCATCCGTTTCTTGACCTAAAATGTAGGCTTGAGTAACTTTAGTTAGTCCAAAATCAGAATAAGCAATAACTTCTTGGTCCATTGTTAAAGTAATTTCATCGCCAGCCCTGCTTGCATCAACAGCACTTAAAGTCATGTTATCACCAACAAGAGAAACAAAAGTAACAGTAGCGTTGTTTGCTCCATCGGCAGCATCGGTAATAATTACATTCTGTCCTGCAATTAAATTAGTAGGTAGAGCAGTTCCTGAAGTTCTTAAAAAGGTATTCAGGTTATGGTCAAAAGTTCCAGTAGTGGTTGTTGCGTCGTCAAAATCGGTAATGTCAATAATAGCATCAACAACATATTCGGTGCCTTGAACACGAGGTCTTGTAGAACCCAAGTGGTCTGCAATTAAAGTAACAGTATTTGTCATTTTATTCACCTCTATAATTCACCAATTAACCTCAAGAGAGGTTGGTAATTTTACCCTGTGCTCTAACCCAAGTGCAGACAACTTCACCGATGGTTCTATACATACCTCGGTTGCCCAACTTTCCGACACCGAATGGGTCGCCCGAATCAATACCACCCTCAAAGTATTCGGTTGGCTTAAGCGTAGCGAAGTGGAAATGGTCGGTATCAAGGATAAAAATATCCGAAAGACCTGAGCCGCTTCCCGTTGAACCCATTTCCTTACAAGGAATGATAGGAATGTCGTGATAAGTAGCGACCTTGAAACCAACTTCTCGGCCTTTAACACCCTTAATACCATTCACGGTAGGCATAACTTCAGTTCTACCCATGTATCTCTCTTGAGATTGGAGTAATTCACCAAGAGCCTGAATAGTATCATAGCCCGTAAGAATAACCTTTGGTGAAGCACCACGAATTTGCAACTCACGAAGAGCCGTGTTAAGCATATTCAAAGTAAGAGGTCTTCGGCTACCAGAATAATCACCGTAATCCACATAGGACTCCATGTAAGTAAGGGCAACGCCACCGCTATTATATCGGTCTTTACCGTAAAGCGTTCTAAGTTCCTCAGCATCAGCGTGAGAATAAGCACCGCTAAACAGGTTTCCACCATCAGCATTTGCTAATTCTGCTTGGTTAGAAACAATCTTGTAAAGGGAGGTAATATTATTGGTAACTCCAGTAACCATAGCAGGGTTTGAACCAGTAACCATGCTTTCAAGAGGAGTCAAAAGCATATGATTCATCATTTCTGCGTGAGTAACACCGACTTCTTCACGGTATGCGGCCATTAAATCACCGATACCATCATCAATTTGAGCCATAGCAGCAGCAAGTTCACTTAATTCAAACTGATGTGCAATCGTCTTAGGCGAAACATAAAGCGTTTCATAACGAGGTGCAATAGGGGAAAAAGCATCAGTAACTGCGGTAGTAAATGCGGCGTTTTCTGCAACACCACCAATAACACCTTCAGTAATTGAACCTTGACCAGTTCCACCAGTAATACTAATTGTATCACCAGCACCACCAATTGCTCGCTCAGTCATAATTCGCCAACCACTTGACGACCACGGCTTCTTAGGAAGCATAGCAAAAGCGTTAATTTCTCGGTTCAACATAGACCACACTTTTTGCCCATACACTAAGTTATAAAGTGCATTGGGGCTAAATGCGCCCGTTGAAGAATCGGTATGCAAGCCCGTATTTACACCAGCCCCAATACCATATCCCTTCAAAAGAGAGTTGGTTCCGAGGTTGCCGTAGGTTGCGGCTTCTAAATCTTGAATTGTTCTAATTTGGTTTAATCCTGACATTTTTTTCACTTCCTTTATTGTAGTTCACGCACCAATTCGTTAATTTCATCCCAAGACATTTCGTGAAGGTTGTTCATCTTAGCAATAACATCTTCACTAATTGCTGGTTGCGTGGTTGGGACAGCCTGCTTTGCAATAACTTCCTTATGGGAGTTAAGCGACTTTCGCAGTTGTGCAAATTCGTTCTTTAATGCGGCCACTTCAGCGTGTGCATCATAGTTCTCCTTTGCAATAGCGTTTGCCTCAGTTGCTAATTCAGCCTGATAGCGAGCCTCAAATTGTTCCTTGATAACATCATATGCTCTCTCTTCTTCCTTTTCGGCCTTGAATTGAGCATAAGCCTTTGCGATATTTTCATCGGAAAGGTCAAGCGTTTGAATTTGTTCGGACTTTCGGGCAAGGAATTGGCTAAATTCCGAATCATAACGACCCGTAAGGTTAGCCTCACCCATTTTTTGTCCCGTTGCATTGTGTCCATAAACGGTGGAATCAATCGCCTTTTCTTCGGTATCATCCATCATCTCTTCATCGTCGTCTTCAGCCTTGTATTCCATGTTTTCCTCATCGTCGTCTTCCATCTTTTCTTTGTCGGCATACATCTTTTCATCGTCTGAATCATCCTTCAAAATCGTTTGATTTCGTAGTTGAGAAACGAGGTCTTCAAATTCGGCCAAAGCCTTACTAATTTCGTCAGTCATAGTTTCACTTCCTTTTTTGTTTTCTTTCACAATCTCAAATTTGGCTTCAGGGTTAATCCCTTCTTCACAAATAGTGATTTCGTGGAGTTCTAATTTATCTATTTCTTTGTATGTTCCAATATCGGGGTCGTGAACATTGTGCTTGTTAATAGCCTGTCCACCGATGCTGAAAGAGCGAAGTTTGCCTCTTCTAATATCACGGCTAACCTCCTTCGCTTTCTCAATGTCGTTCCTCATTTTGATAACAACAAAGAATCCTGTATCATCAACGCCCGTTTTTAGAACATTGCCTTTTGTATCTGTATAGGTGTCAATAACTTCTCCCACCTGCACATTTGAATGAGTAATCATTACATTCTTATAATCACTCTTCATAAATTTGTCCGAAGCATCTCTTAGTGCTTCTAATGTAATTAAATCGTTTTGCTTATCTACTACATCCACGGATGCATATCCAGCAATAACCATATCCTTTCCTGTTCCCTTAAGAATAACTAATTCCGAACCTGAAGAGGGTTTGTTTCCCAGACGAATCGGCTTTACCCTAAGAGTCATGTTAATACATCTGTTTAACTATTATATAAAGGAATAGGGTTATTCTTCAGAAAATGTAATATTTATATATTTATCTTCCGAAATATCCCACAATCCTTCATCACTATCTTTGTCTGTTGGCTCTTCTTTATATCCAGTAAAGACAATCCACTTATCTTCTTCCATAATTTTAACAATTCGGAAATGAATCTTACCCGAATACATTTTACCCTTTAGGAAATATTCGTGATAGCCATCTCTTTGAGAACCAATTTTAATTGTTCCCTCATCAACCTTCTTATCCTTCTGTGGTTCTTTATCATATTCAGCCAAAAATCGTTCAGCCTTTCCGAACAATTCATACATATCCTCAATTTTATCCTGCTCAATGCGCCACGCAAATGTTTTTTCTTTAATTTGATAAATAAAATTTAAATCTCCGTCCTCTCTTCTCCAAATTTCATAGGTATTATCTTCCATCTTTCCGATATTTTCTGGGTCTTTGACTAATGTTTTATCGTCATGATAAAACTTCTGCCTCTCTTTATTGTATAAAATACCAAAGGCTTCACCTCTTTCTTTAATATATTTAGCCAAGCCCTTTTCAATATCCCCATCAGAAAAAATTCTCTTAATAATATCAGGTGCCTTTTCTTTTAATTTCTTAATTAAGTCCTGTTTTGTAATTTCACCCTCATATACAATTTCAGAAATAATACTCATTAATTTACCACTATCTTTTTTGTAAATTTGAGCAAGTTCTTGTTTCCACAAATCAATATCTATCATAGCATTTTTAGCCATTAAATTATTTTGTAAAAATCCTGATAAAACAAATCCTTCTGTATCATAGGATGTGTTTAAATCTACAACACCGTGAACATTATCTGTGATTGAATATGATTTTGTAAGGGCTTCAATTGCATAATCAGATGCAGATTTTTTATTGTCTTTAGATAAAAACTCAAGGGTAATAATTTTTTCTGGCTCAGTAACTTCGGGCTTTTCAATAACCTTAGCACTATAAATTGAGAAACCCTTTTTTGTTTTCTTAACTTCATCAACCTTAACTCGGATGATATTACCCTCTTCCGATTTAATTTTAGTATTAAGAGCCTTACCAACATTTAGATAATCTTTATTTTTGTAACGAACAACGGGTTTATACTCTTCATCTCCTAAAGGTCCAGCACCCAATGTATAACTAAATGTTCCATTTTTGTTCTTTCTAACCTCTAAAATTAATAAATCCAAATCAACAAATTTTTTCCATTTGACCCACTTTGGATTTTTCTTCTTACCTACAATATATGAAGACTTAGCATCTTTAATAATTACCCCTTCGGATGTAGGATTTTTCATAATTTCCATAGCGTATTCTTCAATGTCCTCTAATGAGTCTGCAAATCTGGTATTGGATTTTGTAGGAAATTGTAATTGTCTATGAGAAACTTTGTTAAAATTACCCATTAAGGTTTGAAGTCTTTCTTCTAATTTGTTCTTCCAAATGTGTTCTCCGTTAAGACGAATAATATCAAACACATGAACTCTTAATTCAAAGGCGGAATCGTCTTTCTTAGAATTAATGTATGAAATAGTATCTGCTCTATGTAGTGGTTCATCATTTTCATAAAGAACAACTTCGGCATCTAAAATACATTCAGGGAAATCATCATTACGCATAAGTTCTACTTGTTTGTCAAACTTTCTGGTAATATCTCTTTGGTTAAAAGAATAAATTTTAATTTCCTTATTCTTGTGAATTTGAATACGCATACCGTCATACTTTTCTTGGACAACATAATCTCCTGAAAAGCCCTTAATTTCTTTCATATCGTCAATTTCAAAGATGCGATACATAGGTTTGTTGGGAATAATAAAATCGTTTAATTCCTTGTCCTCCTTAAGCATAGCATTCTTAGTAGAAAAATCTGGGTCGCCTTGACTACCGATAGTATAATTAAATTCATCAACTAAATAAGGCTCAACACCTGATAAATAATCTAAAATAGCATCTTCTATTTCATCAACGGAAGATTCTTCATTTAAATTTAAATCTTCATATGTTAAAATATGATTAACATTTACTTTTTTATAACCATCATCAGTCATATATCTAATTTGATTAACAGTAATAATTTTTTCCTGTTTTAAAATTCTCTTAGTATCTGTTAATTCCTGCCAAGAAGAAGCACTATTTTCCTTTGTATAAACCTCGTAAAGCATTTCTCTTGCTGGTTGCATTTTACGCTTTAACCTTTTAACATCAACATCGTCGCCATAATTTTTCTGAAGCCATCTAAACAATTCTCCATCTGTTAAATCTAAACCGACATAACCTTCTGTAAAATCATCCTTTAAATCTCCTACTTCATCCCATCCATCTAAAGCACCACGACCTGCTCTATATGCCCAATGCAAAAACATAGCATATACTTGAGTATTGTTAAGCAGTAACTTTGGTAATTTTTCACCAAATTTCTTTCTAAACGGGTCTTTACTTAATGAGGTCTGTTCTTGAACTTCCTTAATATTTTGATAAACTCTTTTTGCTTTAGCACCTTGAGGGTCTTTTACCTCTTCGCTATAAATTAACGATTCGGATAATTCATCTCTTAATAAATCACCAATAGGGTTAGGGCTATCCCAATTATCACGAATTTCTTCAATGACTTTATTCCATTCGTCTTTGTAATCCTTAGGTCTTTCTCTTGCACTTAAATATGCAACTCTAACCTTATCATAAAGACTTCTTAATGACCTTGATAAAGGGTCAATCCTACCCGTTTCTGGAGGCAATTAAACACCTCAGCGCATATCTTGGGGCATTTGTGCTGAACTTGCATCAACTCTCGTTGTTGATAAAAATGCTCGGAGTTTATTTGCGGCTTCATTAAGAGCAGAAAGAAGTGCTTTACCTTCCGAAGTAGAAAGAGGATTAGCCATAGCCTTTTCCTCATTATCCAACATGGAGAGTGCGGTCATAGCAGGATTAAGTTTTTCTTCATCATCACCAAATCTCGTTAGTGTTAATAAAACCTTTTCTTCATCATCATTAACTTCATCTCTTCTTCTTTCATCAGGATTCCTTCTTAGATATTCATCCATATTATCATCAACAACATCGTCAATATCTTCTTTAGAAATTATTCGGCCTGTATAATCTCGTGTAGGCATTTGTCTATTTTTGTATACACTACCAGCCGTCTTTTCTTGTGCTTCAGTTAATGGTTTCATAGCCATTCTCGTAACATCAACTTGTTGAGGAGTCTTAGCCTTTCCACTTGTAGCCTTTGCACTTGGGTCAATATGACTACCAAGATGATTTGAAATCAAATTTCCAACTTCAATTAATTGCGTTAATACCGCAGTAACTTTATCTTCTCCTCTTGCATCTGCCGTAAAGTCCATAGTTACATCTGTTTTACTTTCCCAATCCATTTTACTCACCACTTAATCTAACAACAAGTTCGTCAATATCCTTCCAATCCATCTTTGCGATTGTATCGGCTGATGGGATTCTTCCCGCCGTTTGAATAGACGGTGCTTGGCTCTCAACTTTTACAAGACCAGACTTCATTAGCACATTGTCTCTATCAAAGACGGTTGTTTCTAAGGTCTTGACTCTCTCTACTAATTCTTTCAATAATAATGTCAATTCTTCATCCATTTTATTCACCACTCTTAGGGTATATCATTTCTCTCAAATCATCGTAAAGTCTTTCATAATCCTTTCTTAGTCTTGCGGCCAACTTTACTACCTTCACATTTTCTTCGTCATATCTCAAAATCTTTTTGTTTAACTTTTTGTCGCCCTTTACAACGCCTAATGTTTTCAACAAACGAATCAGTTCGGATAACTTGAGGAAATCGTGTCCAAAGTATTCTGTGGGGTCTGCGATATTTAAAATTGCCTTAACTTTTTTCTTCTGCTTTTTGTCAAGGGACTCAAGGATAAGACCAATATCCTCTTTGATAATAATTTCATCTTCTTCACCGATGGCTACCAATAGATTGTCAAGAGATTTTTTTGTCTCCTCTTTAGGATTATATTTAATGTATTTTTCTCTTTCCACTTCAACGGCATTACCATCTTTATCACGAATTATTTCTCCAGTAGGTCCGCGTTTTATTTCTTTAACCGTTCCTTTTTTCCAACCCACTATTCTATGAATATCTTCTTCGGTGTAGGTTATATCATTTTCTTTATCATCTGAAATTGCTTGAAGTCTTTCAGTTTCTTTATCAACCCATTCAAATAATTTTTTACCTGCTTTTGGAGGGTCTTTTGGAGGTTTCACCTTTTTATTAGGGTCGGGTATATATTTAGGCTTTTTACCCATAGGACTTTCTTTTTCAGGCACATCAGAAGGTTTAAGATATTCAACAGGAATAACAGTTTTGGCATTCAGAATACTACTTAAAATACCTTCCTTTTTATACAATTTAGTAAATGTGGAAAGTAAATATGAGGCTACCGTTTTACCAGCAACCTTTTCTTTTAATTGGTCTCTAATATCTGATTCAATTTTAGCAAGAGTATCTTTATCTGAACCTTGATATTTATTTGAAATATTTTGCCCTCGGATAACATCTCCAATAACAGAAATAATTTCGCTTTTATCTTCTTGGTCTTTACTTAACCTGTTCATTAATTTAGAAACAGGAGGACCTAATCTAAATTGACGCTCTCCTTCTGCATCAACGAAAACACCTCTCTTAATAGCATCAATAAGTTGAGGTAAAATACGATTGTTAAATTTCTTGAGAATGTTAAAATCAAATGCCGTTCTTGCCGATTTACCACCCATAAGTCCATCTCTCAAACCTTGAAGAAAATAAGCAAATTCTTCAGGGGCTTTTTCCTTATCAATAATAAGTCCTGCTTGATTATCTTCAAACATATCTCTATACAAAAGACCAACTTTAATAACATTTGTAGGATATTCTGGAATATTTCTCATAATATTTTTAATATATTTGCTTTTTTCTAAAGCATCTAATTTAATAAATTTTTCAGCAGAACCTGTATACCCAGATTCCTTTACCCAATATTCAAAAATATCTCTGGTATTTGGATTATTATAAAAACTATCATTAGTTAAATCTAATCTTTCAAAATTATCTAAGAAATTTCTTTGTTTTCCTTTAATTTCTATTTTTCTATCATCACCAAATCTAATCACTAAATTGGTTTTGTTCATACTACTTCTCTTAGCAATATCTAATCCTAATGCTCTTGCTTGAACGACATTACCAGATAATCTTCTGTTGCTTCTTGGTTTTTCATTATTCTCCTTTACCATTTGGTCAGCAATAGCGGTTAGAGCAGTTTTATCTTTATTGCTCAATTTTTCATCTTTAATAAATTTCTTTAATCTACCAATAGTTTCATCATTACTAATAGTAGGAGAGCCAACCAAACTGAGCAATCTATTTAATTTTGAAAACGAAATGGAAAGATAAGAAGATTCAACCCACTCTCTAAACATTTGTGCACTTTTAGGAAAAGAGTCTTCAAAAGAATCAAGTTTTCCTGTTTTTACTTTAGGTTTAGTTTTTCTGCGCCTTTTCTTAGGAGTGGTGTCTTTCAATTCTCTTCTCTTTTCCTCTCTTTCAAGTTTATCTTTAAATTTATCAAACTGGCGAATAATTTCCTCATCAGGAGTAGAAGTGTCTTGTGCTAAAATTGTTCCAAACAATGTTGTTAATTCATCAACAATTTCATCTCTCTTATCAAGTTCCCTAATTGTTTGTTGATAATTAGGGTCTGTTTGTGGTGATAACGGCTTTCTTTCTTCAAACCTATCATACTTTTGCTTACTTCTAACTCTTGAGGTTTGAGCATACCCTGATAATGTTTCTAAATACTTTTTAAAATCTTCCATTAATTCTTCATCAGAAGTATTGTATTTTTCTCTAATTAATCTAACAATAATTTTAGATAATTCTTCCTTACGCCCTCCATCATTCCAAATCTTCTTCGCCTTTTTATCAATGGCTCGGAAATCCCTAACTTTAAATGGAATTTCTTTTAGAATGAGTTGCCAAGACATAATTAAACTTCCTTCATTTTCTTATTAAATTTTGGTCCACCCGTAATAAATCCAGGAACTGATTGTTGATTAATTCCTTCATTTACTGGTGGGTGTTCCTGAACACCAGCAGGAACTGTATTAACAGTCTGCTTTGGTTCTCTTGGTTGCTGATTAACAGTCTTAGCCAAACGCTCAATTTGTTCTTTTGCTGCATTTAATTTTCTATTAATAATATCTTTATTCATTTATTCCATCCCCTTAAGTCTTTCTTCTAAAATTTTAACAAGTTCTTCTTCACCCATATCCTTTAAAATTTTATAAATTGCCTGTAAAGTGCTTCTTCTTGTATTAGCAATTAGTTCTCTATTGTCTTCTGACATGGTTTCTTCTAATTCTTGGTCTGCACCACCCGCTACTTTAGTAGGAGGTTTTCTTCTAATTTCTTTCTTAATATTTTCCCAGTTCATTTTAACCAACTCTTCTTTCTGTTCTTCTATCTACATTATTATTTGCCGCTTCTCTCGGCAATCCCATATTTCTATTAGGAGGACCAACGCTCATAGATGGTTTATTTCTCGTTGCTGGTGGGTTTTCTTGTGGTTTAGACCCTCCTTGCATCATCTGTTCTTGCATCTGTCCTAATTGTGAGGCATCAATATTTGTTCCTGCGTATGGGTCTGTTTCAACTTTCTCTCCACCGCCGACTCTTTCCATAGGTTGTTCTTCCTTTGGTAAAGGTTTAGAATAAATAAAGTTTCCATCTTCATCCATATCAACTTCAAACCCAAGATTTTTAATTTGGGCTGCAATATTAATTTCAATTTCCCTTCTTCTTAATTCAGCCACATTGTCCTCTTCTTCAGAACGCAGTAGCGTTAAAGTCCAATCTGTAATTCCAAATTGCTTTAGAAGGAATGGGAATAAGTATTGATTATAGACATTTTGTGCTAATTCAACAGAACGATTAGTAACTAAAATCTGCATACCTTCGTTGTTTAAACCACCACTTGTAGCGGTATCTCCTTGGAAAATTTTACTGACTCCGTAGAAAGCACCAATTCTATCTCTCAAATCATCCTTAACATTGATGTAGTCCATCTCTTTTAATGTGTTCATAAACTGAACCCATTCAATTGAACCTCTTGAACCACCATCGGTTTCAATACCCATAATAGGAATATAGTGAGGGTCTTTCTCTAACTTTTCCTTAACGCCCTTCCAATATTTAACAAGAGATTCCATGTTATTGGTTTGAACGGCAAGAATACCTCTTGGTGCTCTCGCTTTAGTATAAGAAGTATTGACATAATTTTCCATAGCAATAAGAGTAGTAATATGACTCCATAGCGTCAAAATAGGAGAGAAGCCGTAAAGTCTTGAGGGGTTGTATTTGCTAAGATGGATAACTTCATCCTTTGTAAAGTATTGGTCTTTTCCGTGAACTCTATTAATATAATGAACAGGGTGTAATTTACAATCACAAACAGGACACCTTGCTAATGAGTCGGTATCATAAATTTCTCTATGTGTAATACAAGTATAATGTGCTTCACCTCTATCTCCTTCCTCATCAATATCAATATACATAGTTAATGGGTCGCCCCTATACATTTCTTTAATTTTATGAAGAACAACATTTCCCTTATCATCAAGATAATATTCCTTAACTAAGATTAAATATGCATCATCAGCAATATTTAAATCAGTTTCAATTTCTTTTAGAACATCAATTAATTTTTGTTCTGACCTGTTAATATATCCATCAAAGAATTTTTCAGCGTAATTAATTTGGTCTTGAGAGGGAACTCTCAAATCTTTAGAACCACAATTTCTACAAACATCAGTTTCTTTTTCATGCTTAGTATCACACTTATTACAAATTTTGTAGAATGCTTTTTTCCATTCAAATCCTCTTCGGAAAATTTCAGTTTTTAATTGAGTAATACAAGTTCTAACAATGGTTGATTGATTAGCAACATCATAAAGAACAGGTCCAACAATGTGCTGAATATTTCTTTTTTCCTGAATGCCTAAATTGTAGACTTCTTTTTGGTTTGGCGTAGGGGTTCGTCGCTTAACAAAGCCTCCTAAGTAATCTCTAAGACCCATCATTCCACCCCACTTTCAAGACTATCCATTAGTTGCATTTTAGAATTATCATGGTATTTAACTACTACTTCGGGGTCAATTCCATATTTTTTAAATTCCTTTGGACCTTGAGTAACCGAGTCCTTCCAATTTTCATACTTGATTAATTTAAAAATCTCACCAAGTCTCGGCTTAGCCCAATCTGCCTTCTTGAAGTTCTTCTTAATTCTAATAGCCTCCTGAATTAACTTGCCCTGCGTGTGCTTCATTCTAAGGTGAGGAAGGCACTTTTCAAGAACATGAAGAATATCATCCTGTTTGTAAAAGTTAAGCCTGTGCTGACTTCTGTTATTTTCTCCAACCTTTTGGTCAAGGTGTAGGCGGCCACATTTTAACTCTTTTTCTAATTCTTCAAAGAATGCTCTTCCCCTATTACCCGTAGCAATCATACCGATTCTTGGTGATAACGAAGCATCCATTGTAATAAAGCCATCAGAATCAATAAAGCCAGCAACATAAGAATACAAATCCTTTTTGATAATATTGTTAATTAAGTAATATTCACTATTAACTTTTGTAGCATTTATTTTCTTTAAAACCTTTGAAATAGATTGAGGTGTAGAAATTTTAGAATGAGAAGGGCTTAGTCTGGAATGAACTTCACTTGCTGATAACCCCTGATTATTAGAAATAATTTCAAAAACACTTTTTTGAATCATATCCTTTTTTGAATCTCTAAGTGATTGATGTGGAATATTTTTTAATAACTTTCTTAATTCTTTTTTAGCCTCGTTAAAATTATTATGATAATTAGAATAATCAGTTCCATAATCTAAACTCTTTTTCTCTAAATCAGTTTCCCACATTTTACAACAGAGTTCAATAATTTTACTTCTTGTTTCACCATCCTTAATGTTGTATAATTTTTGAATTTGTGTGGGGTTATGTCCCATTTTCTTAAAACCTAACTGATAAGGTTTTAACCAATAAATTGTATCTAATGATTTTTGTAAATGTTGCTCATAAGCCGTAATTAAATGGTCTATACCTTTTGTTAAAGTGTCTCTTTGTGCACCTTTTAACTTTCTTCTCATAGTTCTTAGTTCTTTAACTAATGAAGGGATAGTCTTACCTTCAATTAGAGGTTCAACAGGTAGAGGCGCAATATATTTTGTAGCCTCAGTTAAATTAATATTTAATTCCTTAGAAATATTCTTAACAATATCAATTTCATTTCCATATTGTTTTACCAACCATTCGTTTATATTACCTTTTGATAATTGATTCTTTAGTTTATCTTTTACAGGTTTAACAGAATCGTCAAGAACCTTTTTTTGTTCTTCAACTCTTTTAACCTGATTGAGATTTTCTTCAAGTTCCTCAACATCAATAGGGTCTTCAGCCTTATAGATTAATACCATAAAATCCACCTCCCTTCTGCGGTGTTGTAGTAGGGCTGTTAAATAGTCCACTACTATCAATGTCTAAAAAGGTATCGCTAAAGGATTTGGTCGCATAGTTAGCCAAAGCCAACGCAATAACAATATCGTCATGCGCCCCAACACCTTCAATTTTACCGTGAGCGTTAATTCCAAAAGCACCTAATTCTTGGATAATTTGATTAGAAACATTTCTTGATGTTTCGTTTTGCATGGGAAAAACAATCTTCCCATTGTCAATATTCATTTGTAAGTTAAGGATAATCTCTTCCTTTTTCTTTCGGCTCATTGTAAATTCCTTGACGGGAAAATCCGAGATATTTTTTAGTTCCATAGCAAATGCCTTTGCAAATGTATTTGTTTCAATCATGACAATTTCTGGTTTGTATCTTCTACAAAGTTCCATTACATGATTAATGTGTTCTCTAAAATCAAGACCCTTTGCTCTAAGCATATGAACAACCTGTTTATTCATATCATCATCCACCTCTAAAACCATCATCACCGTATAGTCTCCATTTGATGAAATAGCAGGGTCATATCCTATGAAGTAGCGGTAGCCCTCCCTACAAACGCTCTCAAGCGAAGCATAGTCATTCTTACACGCTTTGATAGCATCAGGGTGAAAAAGCATAGTGTTGGTGCTGATAGGAACGCAAAGATATTCTCTTGTGAACTTGGATGAACCAATTTCAATCTTTCTCTCTTCAAGCATTTCAAGACTCCAGCGATTAGGCCAAAGTGCTGTTCCATCAGGTTTAACAGCAGGGTATCTTTCTACATTGTATGCAGGGTTTTCTTCTAACTGCACGAAAATATCTGTGTAAGTAAATGGTGTCCCTACCATTCTAAGTGAAGCGGTATGGTGAAGTGTAGGAATCATATCTCCCCAAAACCAATCAGTAACTCTTTGAATAGCCGTCATGCTGAACTCTTTTAGAGGGTCGTCAATAATAATTTCTTGAGGGTGAAGACCACGAATTTGAGAACCAACAGAACGCTCAAGAATTTCATTACCGTTTGTTAAACGCATAGCACCAACCGCCCACCCACCTCTCGGTTTGAACTTTTTCAATTGAGGAATGTTTGTGAACATACGGTCAATGTCTTTCATGTGAACCATTGTCTGTTTATGGTTTGATGAAATGTATAGCATTTGATATGGTGGTTCTTGAAAACATAATTGATAAACACACCACGAATGAAAGAAAACAGATTTGCCGTGGTCGCGTGAACAAATAATAACTGTTCGTGATGTGTTATTTACAAGGTCTAACCATTCTTGATGAAAGTCTGCTAATTCATATCCAAGAACCTTTTCAAAGAAATAAGGGAAGTTTCCCTTTGACATTTCTAAATCCATTTCGGTTAGTAAATCCATTATTCCTCACTACCTCATAGTAAAATAAACATCTCGTCTTCCATCTCTTGTTTCAGTAGGACCATAATATTCAAATTTATTTAAATAATTTCTAAGTCTATCTGGTGTCATATTGGGGTATTTTCTTTTAATTTCTCTTAAAATAATATGGAATTCTATTGAACCATCTATATTTGCTCGCTGCCTACTACTGTCTCTTATTAAATAACGATTTTGAAATAGTTTTTTTAAATCAAATTCAATCATATCTTCTTCAGCATATTGTCTACCTACATCAATTTCCTTATTTTTTAATATTTTTTCCCAACTCATTTAATCACCCGTATCGGTAATCACCTTCGCCTGTTGTGCAAGGCTTAGATAAATGTCTAAAACATAATTTTTGTCCACATGCCCTACAATCTAAAACAGGAGGTCTATGACAATAATCACATTTTTCATTCTTTTCTTTACTTTTATCAAACTGTATTTGCATTTCTTGGGGAGAGGGGTCATGTGTTCTTATTTGTTGTATTTGTCTTACATTTGGAGGCTTTACTAACGGCATAATTTTTAAAATTTCCCAAGCCTTTTTCATAGCCTTATCTTCTTTCATACTTTCTGGAACATAAATAGCATAAGTTCTACCTTTTGCCTTGAGAGTATTATAATGTCTTTCAGGTATATTTGGGTGCTTTTCATCATTAGCACTCAGCGTTTCAAAACCCATTCTTTGATACTTAGCAAGTCTATTTTCTGAATCGTTTGACAAATCAAAAACAATAGGAATTTTTCTTTCTTCTGCTAAGTTTCTAATGAACGGCATTCTGTATTCGTCTAATTTAGTATTGAATCCTCTACCTTGATAGTTAGCATCCTCTCCATACATTTCAGGGTGCTTACCCATTCCTCCTACTGTAAATGCCCCTGCATCCCCTATAACATCATCTAATACTGCTACACCTGCTTTAGCAACGAAATATCCAAACTCATCAACAATTGTCCAAATATAATTTTCATCACTACTGAAAGTAAAATTAGCATCAGGTCTGCCTCTTGGTCTTCTATTAGCCTTCGGCCATCTATTGCCTAATTCAATAAATTGTGGTTCACTTAACGGACCAACAACGGTAAAGGTTTCTCCACCTTCTTCAAAAGAATCACCCGCAGGAACGGGATAGACTTCTGTTCTAATTCCCCTCATCTAAATAGCCCCTTAATTTTATAGATAATTTCGGAAGACAAACCAAATGTATTACCAATATCATTAAAGGAAGACTGTGATTTAACAATGTTATAAATGTCTACACCATAAAGGTCAATGTTATGTTCCTTTCTAATTTTATTAATAACATAATCTAAGTCGTCAATATCTGTAATATCCTTCTTTGCATTGTATATCGTTAAGCCTTCCATTTTTCTAAGCATATCGGTAGCCTCTAACATAGCAATAGTTAAATCACCTGCTAACTTTAAATCGCTCTCCTTTAACAGTTTAACTAATCTATCATAGGCGGCTTTAGTTCCTCTTTCTCTATTGTTCTGATTAACCACATATGTCTTCCATGACTTTTGACCGAGAAGTGGTAAAAGTCCTCTAATAGTAACTTTCTTCTTTTTTTGTTCTCTGTTCCAAAATGAGAGGGGTTCATCACGGAATGTTTCTCTTTCCAATGCTTCTTCAGATTCGGTTAATTTAGCAATTTCATAAAGAGCATCACCAAGAACAATTTTTGCATCTTTTAATGTATCTCTTAATGAAAATTCATCTTCATTTGTTTTAACAGCAACCAAAGTCCAGAACTTAATGTAAGAATCTAATGCATCCTCAAATAAATTAACTAATCTATCGTTATAGACCACATCATCTGGATTTTCAAGAGTTCTTAACAATTCAGAAATTTTGTTGTAGTCGTTCTTATCTGCAATTGGTTCAATACCTTCAAGCATAGCCTTTTCCGCTAAGACGATAGGATTTTTAGTAAGAATGATAGGTAAATCTCGGAAGCATTTATGTGAGAAAAATTCAGGTGTATCTTCAAGGAGAATCATAGAACCTGATAGCGGGTCAATATAATAATCTACAATACTGTCAAGAATTTCTCTATACGCTTCAACTTTATTTTCTACGACTTGAGGTGATTTAGTAGGTCTTGGAACAACATCGCCACCTCTAAAATATTTTGGAGTTCCCTCCTTTCCGCTTCTTGGTTTCTCTAACATAGGTGCACTTCTTAAATCAATTTCTAAAATATCAACTACATTACAGAAAAACTTTTCAGTATTCTCATTTACAAACTTAACAGCGTCAGAATATCTTGTAAATGTCTTATCATTAATTACACCCTTATTAAAATAAGAAACAGTAATAGTTAAATCTTTAAACTTGTTAAAGTGGGATAAAACTGTTGATGAATCCATCATAGGCATGTAATATTCAGTAGCGTCTACTGAATAAGTATCTTTATAACTATCAATAAAAGTATCAATTTCTTTATCTAATAGTTCCTGAATATCTTCTTGAAATTCATTTAAACCAGACAAGTCTAATTCTTCTCTAATTAGTTCTAATGTTTGGTCCAAAATCTTTTTATTAATTGCGTAAGGAACCTTTTTATTTTTTACCAAAATAGAAAATAGTGGGTCAATTTTAATATCTTCCTTTAAAGCATCTAATTGCTCTAACGCATCGGCAAGTTCTTCATCTAAATTAGTATCAGTAGACCCTTCTAATTCACCCGTTTCTGGGTTATAATCATAGGAAACCCCCATCTGGCTAACTATTTCTTCGTTAGGTAGTAAATTTTTATACTTTCTGGGAACTTCTCTACCAACCATATTTAAGAAATCTTTTAGCAACATGACACTTTTAGTTGAATCGGGATATTCTCTTGCAATAATTGGACTAAACTTTAAAATATATGATGGTAGAACGCCCACCTTAGTTAGTTCTTCTAATTGTCTTTGAGATGTTTCACTATATACACTCTCTTCTGATTCTGGGTCAGCCTCTACATTAGAATAAGTTCCACCTTGAAATATTTCTTCCATAACATCCTTAACCACTTCAGTTAATCTGACAAATGCTCTTTCTTTATCTTCCCAATATTCGTAGTATTTTTTTCTCATTTCAGTTGGAATAGCAGAAATTTCTGTCAAACTTTTCTTAAGTGCAATTAGTGATTCAAAACTAGGAACCTCTCTATCTTTAAAATCTTCTCCTACTTCTGTATCAAGACTTTCCTTAACTCTTTCAAGAGCAGTTAAAAATTCTGGAGGTATTTCAATTTCAACAATATCATTTTTTCTATATTTTTTTGCACTTTCAATATGGGCTAAAATTTGCTCTTTTTCTTCTAAGGCTTTTAATGAAGGTTTAATTGTTCTGGTTTCATTAACAATTCTAACAAATTCAGAAGGCATTTTCCAAATAGAAGAAGACATTCTATATTCTTTTAGAAATTTACCATCAAAAGTAAAACCATCAGAAATTGCACCATCTTCTCCACCACTTTCTAAATTAAAAAGCACTGACATTATTGCATCATAACTTCTAACATTTTTCAAAATTCTATATAATTGGTCTATTGTAATTTTTTCTTCTAATTTTTCATTAATTAAATCTAATAACTCTTCTGTTTTTGGGCCTTCCAAAGAACCAAGTCTAGAAATTCTTAATAGTTCCTTTCTAATTTTTCTACTAAAATTAATAATATTCATTTTAATCACCCAGTAAATCTCTTAATTTAAATTTGTATTCTTGAGTTTTGTCAGTAATTATTTTTTTGTTCTTCTTAACTCGTTTGTAATAAATTACTTCATCTTCCAGATTATTGACAGATTTAGATTCTTCCGAAATCACATATTTAGTGTCGCCCTCGGTGATAATACGGGGAGGACTTGGTATTTGTAAATATTTCTTGCTTATTAAATATTCCCTAATGCCTGCTGACCGCCCCTTAACTTTAAGCCCCTGTCTCTTATATCTATCTTCTGTATCTTCGGCAATGTCAGAAATGTTTGTAATTAGAAGGCTAATCATATTTTCTGCTAATATAGCCAACAAATCGTTAATGACCTCCTTTAGATTATCTAACTCGGCTTTTACTTTATCAACAACGCCGCCAATTTCTTCTTCAAAAATATCCTCCTTAATACCATACTCCAAGACTTCTAATCTATCTTCTTCTTCTAATCCTTCTTCCTTTGCCTCTTCAAGAATTTCCTCATATAACTCATCAAGGGCATTTCTTAGTTCGTCGGCAAAATCAACAAAGGTGTTATTGTAGCGAGACAATTCTTCTCTCCCTAATAATCTTTTGAAGATGGTTAGTAAGGCTCTCATAGAGTCTACAAAAGTAGACTCACTATTATTACTAAATAATTTACCCGTAGGAATGTATTGTCTAAACTCACCGCTAACGGTATTAAGTTTATTTACTAATGTTTCATAATCATTTTCGTCGGAACTAATGTAAGAAAATACAAGAAGAGATAAAATACTTCTTGGAAATCTTGATAACCCAGACAAGTTTTCAGATGATAAAGCATAGTCAAGTTGTTTATAATCATCAAAATCAACATAGTATTTTAAATCTGTATTATCAATATTTGAAAATCCAGATGTTTCCAGATAATTTTTGATATAATTTCTTCTCTCCTTTCCACTTAAACCGCTAAGTTCCTCATCTGAAATATCTGCTACTTTTGATTCAATTTGTCTTGATTGGGAAATAAACTGCCTATAATTTTTAACAAATGCGGGTCTGTCCTCATTTATTTGTCTTCTAAGATAGTCAAGAGTTTTATTAATATTAGATAAATAACTGTTCACTTCTCTTTGTTCTTCGGGTGTCCTTGAAGTTAAAGTTTTTGAAAGGATGGGCTTCATTTCATTTACGGATTGAATATCTGTATCTCCTATTGTAATAGTTCTGGAGGGGTCTTCATTTCTTCTTCCTTCTATATATTTAACTGCCCACAATGTCAAATATCTACCTTTAGATTTAACCGTAGATTCTCCCTTTCTACTAACTTGAATTTCTCTAACAAGATTATCAATTCCTTTTGCGTTAATAATTTCATAAACAATATCAATTGATGGACCTTCTAAAGCAGAAATAAAATCGTCGCCTGCATTGGCTTTGTTAAGATTTGCAATTAAACCTCTTAAATCAGTAAGGGTAATTCGGTTAATTTTATCAGCAATATTAGGTGCTAAAAGAAGTTCTAAAGAACCCTTTTCAGCCATAACCATTTCGCCTTTAGTTTTTCTTCTAACCTTTTTGCTTTCCATAAAAGGTTTCTTAGTAGGTTTTTCCCCAGGTTTAAAAACAGTTCTTTCTCTAACTTGATTAACTTCTTCTTCTATTGCTTGAATACCCGTTACGCTATATTTATACTTATTAGTAAAATAGTTGAAAACCTTTCTATCAACATTGTTAGTAACATCAGGGTCTAATCTTAGTTTAAAAATTTCTTTGAGAGGTTCGGGATTGTCTTTAGAAATTTCTCTACCAATAGTTCTAACCCATCCTCCCTTAGTCCCTGTAAATTGCCCTCCTGTTTTTTCCTCAATAAAATAATGCAGGGCATATAGAAGTTCAACAGATGGATTAGAACCCATCTCATTGTATAATTGTGTTAAGGTTTCAATAGTCCATTCTTTATTTGTCTTACCCTCAATAGGAATATCAAATTTAATTCCAAATTTTTCTTGTCCATGTAAAGGGTCTGAAGAACCAAATTCTTGATTAATTTTTTCTAACTCTTCAATTCTTCTTTCAATTTCTTCTAATGATACAGGCTTAAGTCTACTATTAAGCATTGAACTAACTACTTTATCCTGAACAGGCTTGCCTGCTTTTGCGCTTTCTAATTGACTACGCAAATCAGTAATAACTGTATCTAAAGACTTTGCTGCCTGTTCTTTTTCTGCGTCTGTTAATGATTCAATTTCCTGCTTAGTAGGAAGATTATTTTTCTTAAACCTACTGGTAATATTACCAAGTTTTGATTTAAGAATCAACATTTAATGCACCTCACAATTGAGATTGCACTAAAATCATAAGAGCGAGAAGAGTAGGTAAGATAATCAAAATCTTTTTCTTATACTTCTCAAGACCTTCAAGAATTTCCTCAGCATCTTCTCCGCTAACTAATCCTAAGTCTTCAGCAATATCAAGAGCATCCTCTACTAAATCCTCTACATCTTCAATTGTTTCTTTAATTTCTTCTTCTTTCATTTTTTATCACCTTTTTTAAATACAGCCTTTCCTTCTTTAACAAGTTCAATTTTTGCTCGGCGTTCTTCAGCATCCATCATATGCATATGCTTTTGTGCTTCTCTTGCTAATTCTCTATCAAGTTCAGCCCTTGCTTCCATGACCTTTGTTTGAGATTCAATAACCGATGGATGAAGTTCTGTTTCAGTTTGTTGTTCCTGTTTCCAAAGTTCAAGCATTGTAGCAAATGCTGGTTGAGCCGTTCCACCAATAATTGCAATAAGAGCAATAAAACCCTCAATATTTGTAAGAACAACATCAGGCTTTAGAATACCCATAGCCACAACTGCACCTGAAGCAGCCAACCATAGATAAACTGCTGGTAGGGCTGTCCATTTAATCATTCTATCATTTACGCTATCTTTATGTCCGTCTTTTACCATTTTACATCACCTGTGTTCCAGCACCAATAGTAGTCAATATAGCCATTAATCCAAGTATAACCTTTTTCATTAAATCAAAGCCCTGTCCGATTACCATGCTTTGAGTATCTATTGATGAGGCTAACTCAGTTAATCTGCTACTTAACTCTAACTGATTTTCACTTAATCTTTCAATCAATTCATCGTGTTTTTGAATTTGTTTTTCCATAATGTCTAATCTAATATCTTGCACATCGTCTTTTGCCATATTATCACCTATTCTAACTTATCAGGGTAATTTTCTTCAAGGTATTTTTCAACGCTTCTTCGGCCAACTGAACCCTTAACAAATCCAAGAGTCTTTAATACTGCTTGCATAGCCTTTCGGACAGTAATTGTATCTTGGGACTCAGCATACATATCAATTACCTTTTTTTGTTCATCAGTTAAATCCTTTTTAATTATATGTTCCCAACTCATTGTAATCTCTCCTTTTGTTGGTCCAAAGCCTGTCTTTGTGTCTTAATCCTCTCTCCCAAAGCCGCTAAATTTTCTAATCTTTTAATGTCCTCTTCAAATGATGGGGGAGTATGTGCAGGAAATCTTCTCGCAAACTCTCTTAATGCTTGCCCTAATGATTCTGTTTTGGGTCTTAAATTTTCATTTAAGACATATTGCCTCGCTTCATCTGCCTTTGCTTCTTCTGGAGTTTGTTTTAATATATTTTTCCAACTCATTGTAATCTCTCCGCTACCGAATCTCTAATTTCTGTCCAAACTTCTGGATATTTTTCAATTAAAACCTTTTGAATAATTTCCACTTGCTGAACAACTACTGTTTCTTCTCTCTTATGAACTAACTGTCCCTTAAACTCAAGCATATATTTTAGAGATTCTCTAATTTCTTTAGCCAACTTTGTAAGAGAATCAATTTGTTTTGTAGATAACTCCGTGTTGTCTAATAACTCATTTACCTTATTCTGCAAAGTATTTACATTTGTAGAAAGAATGTCCACTTCGTTTAAATCAGCACGAGCAATTTCTAATGCTCCGTGTTGTTGGACAATTGGTTTCAGGTGTTTTAGAATGTGTAATTGAACTTGGGCTTCGGAACAACCAACAATTTCAGCCACTTCAGCAACCTTCATTTCATTATTGTGAATGGCTATTTCTAAGTCTGCTCTATTTGGATGTGTGCATAGAGGACAACGGGGATTGGAACTTTCGTGATATTCCCCTAAATGATTCTGCATATGTTTTTTTGAGGTTCCAGCCCACCAGCCTTTTTGGTTATCTAATTCATCACAGGTTAGATTACCTGCGAGAATGTCTTCTTCGTGAATATCACGGTCTGGGTCTTGACAAAACTTACAGGACTTTCTAACCTTTCTTGACATTACCAATTTCCCCTTCTTGCGTCTAATTTACTACCTGCACACCCTCTTTGATTTTTATATTGACAACCTTGTGCAGTTTTTACAGGAACATCTGCTGCCCCTCCTTGATTATGAGGGCAACCTGCCTTGAAACATCTGGTTTTTTTCTGAAGCATTTCTTGTAAAGAAGATGCATATTTCACAACTTCTTCAGATTTTAATGTAAGACCAGCAGATGCCGTTCCATCCTTAGCCTTTGGTGTTTGATATTGTTTAATGTCCTCTCCTAAATTTTTCAAAACATTTCGGATAACTGCATTGAGAGATTTATTGCTTGATGGGAATCTTAACTTAACAGATTTAATTTCCTCAATATTTGCAATTCTATCATACCCTTTAGCAAAACTCAACAATCTCGCTTCTTCTTTATTTCTAATAGCATAACTCTCTTCGCTAAATGCCGCATTAAGTCTATCTTTTACTGGTGCTCTTTGCTTACCAGCAGGGTAAATGTTTGGATTTTGTAAAACTTCAATAACTTTTTCCTGAACACTTTTAATTTGTGCTAATTGTGCTGGACCTGTTGAGACATTATACACGGCAATTTGTGTATCATCTTCAATTTTAATTTTATTTACTGCGTCTTTAGCATCACGAGCAACGGCTAAAATTCCACCTTTTCCTGTTTGTGTAGTTCCTTCACCTGTAATTGCTTGCCAAAGGGGAGGTCTTGCTTTACCTTTCTTTTCATTATACCACTCTTTATCTGTTGTGGCTAACTTACCCTTAAACCCCTTTTTATTTTCTAAAGCCCATTCTGTATATTCATTATATGCCTTAGTTCTGTAATGTCCATACATTGTTCTCTTAACAACATTAGGTCTTTTAGGGTCATCCGTTTCTGCAAACTCAACAATAGTTTCAAATGGAATATTTCTTGGATTCCACTTAGGATTTTTTAATGTAGCGAACATACCATCAATAGCAATATCTAATGCTTCAACATGTTCTGTTTCAATAACATCTCCATCTAAAATTTCTTCAATAGATGCGATTAAATCACCAAGACCTTCAATGCTTCTTGCACCATCACGGGCATATGTAGCATCACCGTGTTCCATAACTTGTTCTAACACAGTTCTTGGTTTGGGGTCTTTTGCAGTTCCACCGACAATACCCCAAGCATCACCTTCACTCCATTTTGATTTCCAAGCATTGTAGGCAGCCTTGATAGCATTCGCATTAATACTTTGCGAAACATTATCAAAGTCTGTGCCTTCAAACTTACTCATCAATCATCACAACCGCACTTGCTTTTTTTCTTTTCGCAACCGCAACCGCCATATGTAATATTGTGAACGGCTGGTGTAAATCCTGCGTTAGAAGTCATTCCTACTGCCGCTTGACCTCCAACCTTTAAAATTGATTGCCACGAATTTTCAACTTCATCAAGCGATTTAAATTCTTCTCTAAAGTCTTCATCAAACTCATCCGTATCTTCAAAATCAATTCTGGGTGCATTTTCCATTTCTTCTTCAAATTCACCTGTTTCTTTTTGTCCAAGTTTTCCTAATCTTAAAAGATAGATAATATTAAAATGATGCAAAGCATTACCAGCAATTAAGGCAATAAGGTCATTATTTTTAACATATTCCATAGCAGCACGAGCGATGTTATCCTTGATAGCAGACATTTCAACCTGTCCACCTTCTTGTTCTAAGTTAAGGTCAATTTTAGTATCACTAAACATATCGTTAGTAATATTTTTAATAATTGAATCTATTTGACTACTGGTTTTTGACTCAAATAAATCTTTCCAAAGGTTATTTGATTCCATTTGTGATAGTGCTTCTAATAACTCTTGAGGAGACATTTCTTCGGGTGCTTCGTCAAGGTAGGAATCTCTATCTGCTGTTCTTCTAATGGTAATAAATGCTTGGTCTAAAATAGAACTAATAATTTCAGTAGAGGATTTAAGCCCTGCTTGAGTTACTTCTTGATAAGCCTTAGAGTTCATTAAATTATAGACACTACCTTCATCAATAATTTCGCTTAACTCTTCGCTGGATAATCCTGTATCTTCACCAAGTTGAAAAATAGAGTCTAAAAATTCCTCAATCATTTTTTCAGTTAGTTCCTTAGCAAATTGCATAGAAGATTTTCTAAATTCTTTAAATGCCCCTGAATCTTCTTTGTATTTGTAGGGCATTCCACCTCCAGGCCCTCCTTCGGGTAATTCTCCTTCACCTTCAATACCTCCTGATAATTGTTCCATTAATCCTTCAAAACTATCATTAGTAGTAGCAAACCAATTTGCTAAATCTGTTGAAGGCATCTCTTCTGTGCCTGAACCTCTAAACTTTGAATAATCTTCTTGGTCAAAGCCCTTTCCTTCTCTAAAGGTAGAACCATCAGGTTTTCTATAACGACGACCATATTCATATTCATCATCATCTGCTTTTAAAATATCTTCCCACATATTTATTCCTCATCAATTTTTTCAAGGGATTTAATAACTTCCAAAGGCATACCCAAGTTTCTACCTTCTTTAATAAATGCCTTTAATGCACCTTTCCAATCACTAATATCTTCTTTTGAAATAGTTTTCAAATAGTCTTGCCAAGTCATTTTATCTTCTCCTTAGAATTTCCCAACTCTTTTTCATACTCCTACATTCTTTTAGAACTGTAAGGGATTCAACTGAAGCCCTTTTAATTACTTCAGCCATCGCTGGAAGCATACTTGTTGGAAGTTTATCTAATCTAAAATATCTACTGGACACATTATTAACAGCAACAACAACATCACCGCTACCTCTAATATCCTTTAACTTTTCTAATAGTTCAGCAAAATCTTTACATGGAATTTGATAAACATTAAGGGTATTAATAACTCTTTGTCCAACATCTGTTGAAGCACCTGCTAATTGTTCCTTAACAACTTGCATAAATCTATCCTTCGCTTCCGCACAACAATCACCATAGGCAACGGTGTTAGGTTCGTCATAATATTGCTCAAACCTATTTTCGTCGTCTTCCATAGAATATGCAAATTTCATTTACTCACCTGTAATTAAATCTTTATTCTGCTTCTTCTCTTCCTTATCTAATCTCTTAGATTCGTGGTCAAACCATGTATCAAGTAATTTACATCTCGTCATATTATCACCTAATAGGGTTTTGTCCAAAGACTTGCCTCCTGAATTCTACAAGCATAACACATATCCGAAATTTTGGTGCATCTTAATAGACAAGTTTCAGTAGATGAACCTTCTTTAATTATTTCGCACATCATGTTCCCTCATATCTTTGACGATTAAACTTCTTTATAAGAATTACTATTTCTTCTTTTGTGATTTGGTTTGTTGGGTCTGCGTTTTTCGCTTTTCTGACTCGGTTCTCCAGATTTGCGTTTAATGGGTTTTCTTACTTTGTTTTTGTTCGGCACTCAAGAACACCCTCCCAACTTTTATTCATTGAGTAATTCATCCACGGCTTTTGGATTAGAATATCGGCACAGTCGTTTTGTAGAAGAGCAATCCAAACTTTTCTGTATGAGTCCATGTAGTCGTCATACTCTCTTTGAGTTCTTTCTTTTGCTTTTTCGGGTTCATCTGATAGGTATGTATGAACCCATTCTTCATAAAATTGCCAGCCAACAAAATTTCTGTCTGACCATTTATCTAAAACATCTACTATTTCTTTACAAGGAGCCTTATGAGATAAACCATATTTGCTCGTTTCTTTCCACATTTGTTTTAGTCTTTCCCATTCGCTTACAGGATTTCCTTTCTCATTCAACTGTCTAATTATATCATTGTAAAAATCTCGCTTTCCCGTAATATTGTCCTTCCAATCATAAATCATCTCAAGAAAATCATCATCAGGAACATAACCCATAGGGTCTAAAAATGTAGGGACACCTACCATTCCTCCCCCAAAACGATTATTTTCCTCCCAATTTGTTGCCTCATCCACTACCTTCACTAACAATTCACAACATTCGTCGTCGTCTTTTTCTGGTTTTACATAATCTCTACTTGATGTTCTCTGTCCAGAAATTTGGATATTTTTTAAAATATCACTCCAAGATTTATTCATTTTT